CCATCCAACATTGAAGTCGTCTATCCAAAAATAGAAAAAGATGTTGTAGTGGCTCCGTTGCCGTCCAGCACCCCAACTCCTACAGTGTCTATTACATCGTCAACCGCGCCAACACCTACACCGACACCTACCCCTACAGTGACGCCTACAGTGACGCCTACAGTAACGCCTACAGTGACGCCTACAGTGACGCCTACACCTTCGGGCGTGTCTTTTTGTTGGGTAGGAGATACTACGGATTGGTCTGTTTTTGGGTCTGAGTCGAACCCGTATTTTGACGGAACCTGTTTTGTTTATGGTGAATTCGGTTCGTCAGTTTCAACTAACCCGATAGAATATTCCGGTTCGGGGGTTTCTTTGTCTCACGGTATAAGATTCGAACTGTTGTTGTCCGGACCGACACCCAATATTGACGTAGATATACAAATTAATGCTAATAGTCTAATAGGACCAACTGTTGTTGACACAGTTGAACTAACAAACGGTGTTCCATTTGTATATGAATTAGATGAAACTTCTGGCCTGTTCGATGGTGTTTCTTCATTAGACCCCGCGTCTATATCAGTAAGCTACACGAGAATAGATAATTATGATGTCGTAACCATTTGTAATATTGAAGCTAGAAGCCAAGATTGTGCCCCTTAAATAGGAACAATTCTAGTGAATATTGATGTCCATATAATTAAAAATGACCGAGGATATCTTGACGAATGTTTGGAAAGTTTGGAAGGTTCTCCGATAAATCTACACTTTGTTGATTATGTAGACGGAAATCACGGAAAAGCCAGAATAAAAGGATTCATGCAAGGACATTCCCCGTATGTTTCTTGTTTCGATGATGATGACATTGCTGTTCCCACAGTGTTTGAGAGAGCATTGCGGGTAATGGAAAAGGGCTATACCGCATATTACTCCAATCATTACTATCTAGACGAAAATAGACAGGTAAAAGGCAAGCGCTTTGGCAAGATTGCAGCAAAACCGGGGATGGGACAGGCTGCACAAATGCATCACGTTGTTGTCTATAGGAGGGACGTAATACTACCCGTGTTACACTTGCTAGATGGAATATATGCATCAGACCAGCTTTTATTAAACCTAAAGGCAATATATGATGGGAAGGTATTGGGTGATCCATTCATGGGAATGTATTGGAGGATTCATGAACACAATTTACACAAAAGAAAAACTTTTAATAACAAAAACAACCCCAAGGAATGGCAAGATGCGGTAGAATACTATAAAAATGAGATACAGAAAAGAAATGATTGATGTGCATGTAATTCAAACAGGTCGAAAATATGCCAAAGAATGCTTGGACAGTTTGCACGATGAGCCTATAAATCTTTTTTTGTCAAAATTTATCGAAGGTCGTATAGGATTAGCCAGAGTTAAAGCAATCATGGAGGGAAATTCCGAATTTGTATCTTTTGTGGATGACGACGACATATTGGTCCCCGGCACTTTTGGAATAGCTTTAGAAGTTCTCAAAAAAGGATATTCGGCCTACTATACTAATCATTTTGTAATGGATTCGGAAAAAAAAGTTTATGGCAAGTGGTTTCACAAACCAGCTAAACCAATCGGTTTTTCCCAAAATATACAAATGCATCATGTAGTAGTTTATCGTAGAAGTATAATCGAACGTGTGTTTGATTCGACCGCGTTGGCCAGAACAAGCGAAAGAACTCTATTCAACCTAGCATCAATCTATCACGGGGTTGTATATGGCGATGACAGAATGGGATTATACTGGAGAGTACACGACGATTCCGCACACAACGTGAAATGGGAAAACCCGAAAGAATGGCATATAGAAGTCGATAGATATCAACAAAAAATATTGAACAAACAAAAGAAGTAAATGATATGTCTGAATTAATAGACGAACTTGCAAAAGAGGTTGGGGGAAAAGACATCTACATCATCGGGGGTGGAAAATCTTTCAATCCTTCAGCAGAATATGTTACCAAAATTCCTAAAGACAGAACCATTTGTCTTAATTCTGCGCTACAAGATTTCGACACATGCCTCGCTTGTATGTTTATGGATTCCAGTTGGCAAGGAAATAATAAAAAACTTTTGGATGAAAGAAGACAGAAATACGCACTAAGAGTCAATCTAGACCGAAGAGTACATACACCACAAAGAAATGACTATATTATGTATTTGCGAAATTCTATGATATCCAGATGTTCTTTTGGACCAAACTACAGATTAAAGAGATATGACGTGTGTGGTAACAATATAGGGGTGTGTGCTATCGATCTCATGGATCAAATGGGGGCAAAAAACATCTATCTCTTTGGCTTTGACTGCACTTCTGATGGAACTTCGTCCCACTATCATAATAGATACAGGATCGTGGTCAAACAAAAAACATATGATGATAAGCTGATACCCTGCTTCAACTCTCTCGCCGAACATTTAAAGAAAAAAGGAACACACCATCGAGTCATCAACTTCTCACGACCAACCAATATAACTTCTTTGCAGTCAAAAAGTCTGGAAGATTTCGATTTTCCCTAATGGTTTTTGGATGTCCTAGGTAGTCTCAACCTAGGACATCGTTGCGTGATGGTAAATCTTAGACACTGAACGGAAAATTGATAGCCGGAAGAGGGTCATAATCTGATATAACAAAAGAATCTTTCGTTGCGTTTTCACAAAATTCTCTCAGGTTATCATAAGTAGGGACTTTTATAGTTGGTGAAGGTTTAATTTCACGCTCCATTTGTTCCCGGAAAAGTTCTATTTGGTCCTCATAAATGTGGATGTTGTGCATTACGTGAGAAAGTTCTCCAGTCTTCAGATTGGTCATGTTAGCGACTATACGGAGTAGCAGGGCGTAGCTTGCTATGTTGTACGGGACTCCCAACGGGTAGTCACAAGACCTTTGGACCATAGTCATGTGTAAGTATCCATCCAAGATTGTAAACATATATGTAATATGACACGGAGGGAGTGCCATTTTGTCCAGTTCACCGGGGTTCCAATGGGTTACAATCAGTCTACGATCATCGATACCTTTACTGATCTTGGAGATGCACATGGACAACTGATCGACACTTCCACCGTCTGGTCTCTTCCAATCTCTAGCCTGTACTCCGTAAATCCTACCAAGATCATCTTGTCCTTTTCTGCTTGGATTATTTAACCACTGCTCGTTGTCGTTTGCGTTCGCATCCCAAATTTTGCAGCCCTCTTCTCTAAACAGAGCGGCGCTGTCGTGTCCTTTAATGAATCCTATCAGTTCTGCCGCAATAGGACGAATATCCATCTTCTTGGTCGTAAGAAGTGGAAATGCATCGGTATCGGACATATCATATTTTGTCATCTCGGCTCGTATAGTGAGACACCGTTTTCCGGTTCTTTTGTTGTAAACCCAAATACCCTCTTCTAGAAGTTTTTGTCCCACTCTATTGTATTCTCCGTCGAAAAATACTGAATTTTGTTTCTGCATTAATTTTTGTACCTCTTGATAGCATTCTTGTCCCACAAGGTAATAATCCATTTGTGACAAGCATTGAAAATCCAAATCGCCACAATGCTCTTTAATCTTGTCCAAACACTTCGTGTTCATTGTTTTTACCATTTTTCTGGGAGTATTTACATATTTTATAGACTTGTGACAACTGGAGTCAAATATAATCCCAAGTTATAAATAAAGATAGACAAGTTATCAAACAAATCCATGAAAGAACGTATTAACGTAGAATTCAGTACGCGAGTTGTACTCAATGAAATCAACCCGGATACCGGCGAAAAATTGAACCTTTTAGATAAAAGCAACGCCGTTCATTCTCAAAATATGGCTAGGGTTATTGCTAAAGGTCTGGCCAACGAACCAAACCATTTCATACACAGAATAGCTTTTGGGAACGGCGGTAGTTTCACTGACGCGGGAGAAGTCACTATATTAAACCCTCCTAATGACGGTACCAGAGGTGACGGTTGGGAATCTAGACTCTACAACGAGACTTATTCTGAAATAATCGATGAAGGCAACTGGGAGTTAACCGCAGGGGAATATGAATTTTTCGAAAATAGTGAATTTGGTACGGACCCCGGTTCATATGGACCGAATTCTACCCGACCGGGTGGTGGCGCTGTTCCTAGTGATGACCCCGGTGGTGGTGGTGTTACTTCTGTAGAAGTGGGACGAAAATCTAACATTGTTGCCAGAATGTTCATTAATCAAAACGAACCGACCACGCAATTGCCGGGAGTGACAGTAGATAGCACTATTACCGACTCGGAAAAAACTTTTGAATTCGATGAACTAGGTTTCTACACACGCGGCCAACCCGCTAGTGCTAGTCCCGCCGAATCCGTCGTGAATGTCAACAATAAGATATCTAGCGACTCAATCCCGGCTTCTATGTTTGGCAATTTCTACAATTTCAACTACGAAGTACAGGGCCAAGCTCGCACGGTAGAAATAACTATACCCGGCTCCGGTTCTGGTTCTGGTGGAGAAGTTACCTACGGTGATCTCTGTGAGGGAATAAACACTGGTGCTTGGTTAACTGGTGGCGATACCACAGAGTTGGACAACGATTTGACTGTTTTGATCACGGACCAAGAGGGAGGGTCTACGTATTCTACGATTTCTGGGGAAGAGACATTCGGAAATTTGGTATTTAGAAGTGTACTTCAGGGTTCCACTGCAACATTACAATTAGAGTGCTCTAATTCTGGTAGTGATTTTCTATTTGCGTTGACCGGCGATTGTACTAAAGTTGATACGTCATTAAGTACCGGGGTTAATGCTGGCGTACAAAACGATGCGGCAAATCCCGGTAATGAAAGAGAGCGACTACTAACTCATATAACATTTTCGCCTATCCTTAAAAAGGCCAACAGAATAATTGAGATTGAATATACCCTAACTGTTAGTGTTTCTCAAACACAAAGCACTTCGACTCGACTGGAAAACGTTTAACTCTCTTTTCTGGCAGAAGCCGGATAGTGTACAAACCTGTGATGTGTAATAGGGGATGCCAACAGGCATCCCGCTTTTATGTTCCCCGTCCTAATTTCTTTTTGGGTGTTTGTCATCAACCCGGCCTCATGAGAAATTTTGTGACCCATGAATACTTTTCGACTACCTTCTTTGGAAAACAAAATGGGCCAGTTGCAATAAAAAAACTCTCCCACCATATAAGGTAATCCCCTATAAGAGCCACCGTAAAACATTCTTGTTTTGTCGGCATCTACTTCATCATTCTCTAAATATGTCTGTTTTTCGTTCCCAGAAATATTGTGCCATGTCCAGTTTTTAAAGTTGTCACCAAAAAACTCACTAAAAGTGAGTTTTAAATAGTCTAACTGGTTTTCTTCTAGAATTGTAGTGGCCTTGTTAAAAAGATCGGAGTCTTTATTTTTGAAACCAGTTTTGCATATTCCATCTTTCTCGTTCATGACCATATCATCTTCAAAGAAAATCATGTAACGATGCTTTGATTCATTAAAGTGTTCTGCGGCGAATCTTCTACCACCAGTGATTCCAATGTTATCAAACTTGAACTGGTGAACGTTGTATTTTTCACACAGTTTGGAATAGGCGGAATCGTGCTTACGATCTGTAGAATTGTTGATCAAATACTTCTTACTCTCTCCGAAGAATCTCTTGAACGTTCTATCAAATATCTCAAACTGCTTTTCGATTTGCTCTGGTGCGTTAAAGGTTAAAAAGTACAGGGCCATGTCTTCGGATTCTGATATCTCTATCTTTTTGAGGTCTTCAAAGAACTTGTATATCAACCCATTCGGCTCAATCATCTCTACGTTGAATAAATCCTTGTTTGTGTATGAGATAATAGTGAATACACTTTCCTCCGTCCCCATGTAGCCATTTTCTAGGGTGGTTTGGAGCATATGATAATAAACCCCGTTAACTCGCTCTATGGAGGTCTTAGAGCCTCCAAAAAAGCCTCCACGACAAACATACTTCGTATCGGTACCGGCGTATTTGTCCATTCCTGACTTTTTAAAACCGTGGACCTCGATTTGTCCGTCATACGGGAAAGCCAGATATAGCATTTTATTGTTCTGAACTTTTCGTATTAAACGCTGTTCGAAATGTGGTTCATCGAAATAACCAAGATTTAAAGTGTTTGAAATTCCAGCATCTATCCAGAAAAAATAGTCCGCGTTGAAATGATTCCATATAGCAGAATCATTGAGCATGAATTGCTTACTCATTACTAAAGGGTTGTAATTTTCCAATTTTGCTTGTGGACTATTTTCTAACCATCGTGCCTGTTTATACCAACTCGGATTGCTTCTAACCTGTTCTATCTGTTTTTTGAAAGAACTTTCTACGGGTTTTATAACAATATGGGTGTTAGATTTATTCCTGTACTTCCAAATAAAGTCTTCTAATTTTTTTTCACAAAATATCACCAAGTTTATGTCTTTTTCCAGAAGTTTCTTAAAAGAATTTAAATAATGTTCCATATTTCTAGAAAATGACTCATTTAATTTGTCTCTTCCTAAATCATAAAGAGCCGTTACGTATGTTATGTTTGGTTTGGTACCCATAATTAGTTCTCTGAATAATAGTTACAACCCAATTCCGCCAAAAAAGGACAGCTATCCATTATAGTATCTGACCGCATATTTATTTGATTTGGACTCGGTGACCAGAATCTTTCTACGCTATCTAAATCAGCAACCGTACAATATTCTAAAACTTCATCCACATTAGAATCTTCAAATTCTGGCCACACCGAATAGTAATCTTGGAATTTGATGTTATCTCCCATCAAACGATTATCATAATGATATGCTATGGCCGGAATTCCATATGCATGTGCAGTAATCAATCCATGTAGGCTAGTACTTATTATTCTCTCGCATAAATTGACCTGATCTATATAATTTTCGAAATTTTTACCGTAACGGGTACTCGGATCAATTATGTGATAATCTTTTTTTAGCTCTTTAACTTCTTCAACTATTCGATCAAAATGTATTTGGTGTGGTATTAAACCTACTTCGTATTTTTTATTTTTGTTACTCGGCTTGTAAAACTTGGACAGTGCTATAGCCGGGTCCCCCAAGGGTACGTCTTTTCTTATCTTGTTTGCGGAGTGTTTACCCCTAACTAAAAAAAATATTCCATCTGGTTCTACATTTGTCGAAGCACTTATTATTCCGCTACCCCCAACCATTGTATTCCGCTTAGTACCAACTCCCAATATGGAGCCTGTGGAAATTACTTTATATTCCTCGTTGTGATCTACTCGTTGAAAGGGTATTCCCATTTTATTAAGCATATATGGAAAAACACAATCCCCGAAATTAGAACCTGTAACATAGTTGACTTTCAAAACTCTCATGTTTGTACTTATTACCCCTACAATCGCATATTGCAATATTCTAGCATGTTTTCCACCCGAGAACACTATTTCAATTGAAGTAGAATTATTTCACCCCAACGTGTTAATTTCTAAACATCTTTTTTTACTTTACCCAACCAACCCCTGCTTTTACTATGTGGCCACAATGTATAGCTTTTAGGTATTCTGGTAGATACAAATATAAACCGGTAGTCAATCCAACCATTGTCTGAATTTATGTGTCTTTTAAATTCATTAGAACTTAAATCTTTTCTCTGAATTTCTACTTCACCAGAATCGTGTGCTCCCACATAACAGAAATCTATGTCGTCTATAAGTTTACCATCCTCAAAACATTTTGGAAACTCGTTTTTATGGACACATATTCTGATGTCGTTGGATCGAGCAAAAGAGTTCTTCCACTCTTCTTCTGTCTCATACGGGTAATTCACTGGGGGTTCAGTCTGATCTAATGTCGCTTGCTGGACCCCCCGGTATTCGAAGCTAATACCCGCATACTCTTCATATTCTCGAACAGTTCTTTCTGCCCCGAATCCATACTTTCCAAAATCAATTTGATTAGGGTTTTCTCCATCCATCCCAAATAAGATTTTATTCCTCTTGTGACAAAGTTCATTCCGCTCTACCCAGTCTTTTTCAATCACACCCGTTTTCTTCATGTCGGTGGTATGATCGTCCCAGACCTTGGTTCTTCCCTTTCGAGTATATTCGTGCCATGCTACGATTTTATGTGGCGTGTATAGATCATAACCATGAGTGAACGCCCTAGCCGCGATAGATATTTCTTCCCCGTGGAAGAAGTATTCGGGATCATGTTGAACATCAACTGCAAAGCTCCCATCCGCAAAGGCAAAATGGCCCGAATAGAATCTAGCCCTGATAGGTTCTTTCTTCTCTTTCCAATCCTTCATCTCGGATGGAATGAAGAATACTGGACTCTCTGGGATAAAGCGATCAAAGTTGGTTTGCCACGGAACTTGTACTCTTCCTTCCGGGTCTTTCTCCGGATTATAAGAAGGAATGTATCCGGTAAGAACCGGCTTTTTAGAATGTTTTTTGCACTGGTTTAGCATGTTAATTAGAATAGTGTCCCAACCCTCAACGAACCTGTGATGGGAATCGAGTTGAAGAGTGTAGATTTCATCAACATAGTGTTGTTGTATCATGTGTCTAGCCCAACATGCACCCCGTGCCAAAGTGTAATCAACGTCAATAAAGTCGATGACTGCACCCCGCAATTCCGTTCTTAGAACATGGAAATCTGTCACAGTTCCGTCAACCTCTGCGTGATGGTATGTTAGTACCTCGGTTATCTCTATTCCGGCGTCAAGAAAGTCTTCCGTGGCTTGTTCCTCACCATGCTGCCAGCATACTACTATCTTAAGGTTCTCCGGCCTGTCTGCCTGTTTGGTTATGTCGATTAGAGTGGGTATTAATTCAGGATCACGATAGCTTGCTATTTGGACGAAGATTGTTTCTTTCATGTCTTGCCTTTACAGTATATTTCTTATTTATTTAGGCAAAAAAAGAGAGGGCGAAAGCCCTCTCTCTCATCTAACCCCCGAGGCAGTGGAGGTATATTTTAGGAGTTAGACGACTTCTTGGGTCTTCCCGGACTCTTTTTCGAAGTAGAGGTTGAAGCTGAAGCCGCCTCAGTATTTTTGGAAGATTCCTGTACCTTTTGCGGCGGTCTCTGTTGAACTATAGGCCGACGCATACCCTGTCTTGCAGAAGAAGGTGGGATGATCTGACCGGACGCCGTTCTAACCTGTACTAACTGGTGGAAATACTCCAGAGCATTAACACCATTTTTAAGGGTGGTCTGTGCCATCAAATCCCATAGGGGGTATTGGTCCGCGTTTCGCTTAGAAAGAATCTGACGCATTCTACTTCTGTCTATTCTATCAAGATCTTCTTCCTTGATGAAGTAAACGTCTCCATTGCTTTCTTCTTCCTTGACGATTACCACGTTGTATCCAATTCCGTTACCATATAGGTCCATAGAAACGTAATGTCTGTATTTCATGTTCTTTAACTCCTTTTAAATAGTTCCAGTGAACAATTTTGAATTTCACGATTATTTAGTACTTGAAAAAAAGCGTGAAATTTGGTATACTACTTTTTACATTAGGAGAAATTTATGAAACAAAAAATATACAGAGCCGGGATGATTCCGTTCTTTGTCCAAGAAGATGGGACTGTTTTAATGAACTTTATGGTTCCCAGTGATCAAACTTACGGTGGTAGTGATCCTCAGTTTTGCAAAGGTAGAATAGAAAATGGAGAAAACCACGAAGATGCCGCAGTGCGCGAGGCTGAAGAAGAATTGGGACTAAAAGAAAGTAACGTATTGTGGTATTATTATTTAGGTGAATTCTTGGGAAGAACCCATTTGTACATATGTGAAGTTGAAGACATCAATGATTTTAATAAGCCACATTATGAAACAGAAAGTACCCATTGGTTGACTTTAGAGCAGTTTCAAGAAATAGGCAGGGTTTTACACAGACCTATCATCAGAGAAGCTCATTCCGCTTTTGTGCAAATTAAGAAGAACGAAAACTCAGATGAATATGAAGAAATCGAAACCCATTAATTGAAACTATTAATAGGTACTTCCACAAGTTCAAGAGACACCTCGGAAAGAAAAGCTCCGGGGTTTCTTATTAAGTACTCGTCGGGTCTTCCACTACCATAAAACTGCTCTCCGTGAGTGTCGACAACATCCACCCAATCAAAATCTTCATGCATCTCATAAATTTTTAAAACCTTAAAGTCTTCGTCTCGTAAAGTGTTTATGACAGAAATTGTAGTACCAAAAGCGTACACATTGTAAAACGCTGGATTTGGGTATTGTGCAATATAGAAATATTGTTGTCTTTCTTGTATATGATCTAGCCGATGATTTATTCTGGTTCCTAGAAAATCGGTCCAAGTAAACCACTCACCAGTCTTTTTGTAATGGATATCTGGTCTCGCGGGGATGTCTTCCGGCTTTTGTCCGGTCTTGCAGAAAGCATGCCATTGTACCAAGGAGGTAAATCCTAAATGATGGGCGTATGTTTTAGCATCTTCATAGGGTCTAAATTTCTTAGTGCGATACTGTGGAACTGATTCGTTGTAGTTTCCCAAATAGTACCCCCACCCCTTCCATTCTTTGAGGTACGCCCTATCCGGTCTCTTGGGTATTCTGGCCGGGGCATGGAACTCATACCATTTCAGATAATCTCGAAATGACTGGATGTTTTCTTGGCGAACAAGAGCCACGGCATCCTCAAAAGGCATACATATTTTGGGCCTTCCGGGTGTACCCTTCTTCTTTTTCTTTCTGGGTCTTCCCCTAGGATTCTTGGATTTCTTGGGCATTCAAAATAAATACTACAACTGAGGATATTTATCCATGCAAAAAATAACCGATTTCATCTTAGACTTTGCCAAAGCCTTTGATTCTTTGAGGATAATTCCAAGAATCTTGTTATTCATGTATGGCGTCTTAGTATACAACATGTACCAGTGGTACAAATCTATTAGTCTTTTTGAAGAAACCCGTTGTGATAACAACATCTTGAAAACGCTAATAGATGCAGAGATAGACCCAGTACAAGCCACAGAGATGGCCTGTACCGTCATTGCAGTTGTAGGAGGTCCGACCGTCTCGCAAACCAGCTTCGTAACCATTATCGTAGGACTGTCTACTGCCGTCATCGGCCTTTACCTAAATTCCGGACCCAAATGGAGCTTCACGAAAAGTAAAAGCGATTATTATCAACCAGAATCAGATCAGCGTTCGGTTAGACCCGAAAATGAACAAAATTGGTTTGGTGGCGGCGAAACCAGAAGAAAAGACGGCGAATAGATGCTAATACGGTTTATTGGCTAGAGTATCTGTGATTCTGGTCATCGAAGAAATGACATTTTTCATGTCGTTTTTTCCCAGATATCTCAAAAAGTATGGTATACTCATTTTTTTCTTAGAACACAGTTCTCGTTCAATTTCATCAAATATCTCTTCTTTGATTTCATCAGGTTGCGATTCGAGATCCAGTAGCAAACGGTTTTCTTCAAAAAGGTCTCTTACTTTGAACTTCACGTTTGTGTATTCTTCCTTGTGTTCGTCATAAATGGTTTCCTCAAACTCATGTTCCATCAAATTCTGCATTTTGTAATCATCATAAAAAGCTTCTACGAGTTTTTTTCTTTGAAGCCTCGGATAACTAGACCGAACATTGTCTTTGCTGTCACCACGGATGCACTTTTCAAAAATGTATAAGTCGGGGTCATTGTTGAAATCTTTTAGACTTCTTTTTTTTCCGTTTTTTAGTGGGTTTACAATTTCGACATTTTCGTGTCTGAGAAGTTGGATATAGTCTTTGTCTGAAGAAACCAACTTGAGTTCAACCCCCGGCTGGCCCCCATAAATTTGACAAACCCCACCCACGAAATCATCGCATTCGATCCCGTCTTTACACAAAACAAACAGTTTAGTGTTATTTCTGAGGGCGGCTGCAAGTTCGTCTATTTTCTGGTCCAAGTATATTTTAATTTCTTTCTCTTTCTTAGACAATTTTTTTGTACGGTTCTCTTTGTAGACTTTATTGGTTATGGCCGCTGTTGTCTTTGTATATTTTTTTCTCCAATTTGACAGAGAATCAAAACACAGAATGATCGTGGTTGGTTTATAATTCATTCTCAGATAATTTAGCCGTAAAATGAATTGAGATATAGCAAGATCGACAGCCGCCTTTCCACCGTCAAAACCCTTATTGTTGTGAAATTCGATATGTATGAGGTTGTTAGAATCAACCACTAAGAGACGGTTCACGCGTTCTTGATCCCTTCTAAATCTTCGTGTGACATGACCTCTCCATGCTCCCCAACCAGTTTGGAGAAGTACGCAGAAATTAAATCTTCCTCAGATTGGGCATTGAACCCCATTCTTCTAAGCTCTTGAATCATAGCCTTGTTCCAATCAAATTTGACTTTGACTCTTCCGTCAGAGGTGAGTTCAGTCATAAAGTCCGCCCACGGTTCGTCTGAATCTTTCATGATTCTTTTGTTCTCTTCATACTTCCTGTAACCTTCCATCTGAGAGTTGATGCCTTCCAAAATGTCACTCATTTCGCCGAAATTGGATTCGAGTTCTTGTGTCATGCATATTAAATCTGTTTCTAGTGCTTCGATTTTCTCTTCTAGTGCTTCGATTTTCTTTTTATTACCAAACATAATTATTCACCTTTGTAATTTTAGTCTACGCCCGGAAATATGTATACGCTCAACCCGGATATGTTCAAACACATGACACCTTTCCTAGAAATTCTTATTTCTGATTCTTGACTTACTGCTTGTGTGAGTAAGGGAATAAGAATTTTGAATATGTACGAGAATTTCATTTCTTCTTCCGCATCATCGTTTAACACATTTAATTCTGCATCCAGTTCTTTTTTTAGAACATCACCCTCTACGTCTACTATACGAACGGAAATGGTTTCTCCGTCTTCCGACGAAACCTCAAAATGATCCGCACCCATTGCACTCAAACCTCTTTTCAAAATGGCAAGTTCCTCTTTATCCAAGGTAAATTGATAGTCAATTGGGTCGTTAAACTTTTTGGGCCACCGGTTTCGTGCAACGATAGAAGGATTACCACAGCGAACTTCTACCGAAGTCTTACCACCTTTCAAAATTGCCTTTGTAACAAAATGATCGCCAGCGTCATTTTCTTTGGTTTCCACAAAAATGTCAAAGTCTATATTAGAGGCTTCGAACATCTTTATTCTAGGTGCAAAGGAATCTACTCTATTCATAAACATTTCGTCAAATTCCAAATAATCAAAGTCTCCCGGCTCGATAACATAGACCGCAAAATCATCTTGTTTTGCTCTTATGCCTTTTTTATCGATCATTACCGCTTCGATCTTTACCATATTACAGTATTTGGCGGCAGCGACAACAATGTTCTTGCTGTCTTCTGATAATTTTATCATCCATTATTTCCTTAATGTTTCTTAAAGTATAATACCTTGTGATCTAAAATTCAATGAGTTCGTCCGCTAGTGTGTTTCTGCTGTTCGGCACAGCTTCGCCAATGGCATCTAATATGTTTTTAATGGGCTGGTCTACCAGAGATTTTATCTGGCGGTTTCTGTCAACATATGGAAGGAAATCTGTTAACCAATCTGGTCTAATTGTCATATCCGTTGGTAGTGCTATAGCATTAAACATTCCAAAGTTTTTCTTCTTGAGAAAATAAAACTTTTTAACTTTATCTCCGGATCGGATAGGATACGATTCATGGTCCTCATAAGTTTTTAGGCACTCATTGTAAAGAATGGAAGCCCGGACCATGTGATACACTTTCTTCGGATCAGTTTTGAATACCTGCGTACCCTCTTCGACATCGTTGACGCCGGAAGGAACCCCTATGTCAAAAATGTCCCCATCCCGCAAAGAATTCTTGTAGTCTACAATGTCCCTTTTGATAACAATCCAACTTTCTCCCTTAAGAAATCTTTCGAAAAAATCCGTTAGTTTAATTCTAATGGCTTTGGGAATATTTGTCTTCTTGATCTGAAGACCCATGACTTTCATTTTGTCAACCTCTTTACCATCTAATTCAACCAAGTGTAAAATGTAATGTTTCTTTTTGACAAATATTCCCCGGTCAGAAACAATTTCTTTTTCTGCGACGATGTAGTTCTCTCTACCACCAGTGCAGTTAAAAGCCTTTTTCATGTATTGAGGATAACTCTTATTGACCTTCTTACAAATTGCATCAGATACAGCAGATACCTCTTCCGCCGTGATGTCCTCTTCGCCTAAACCGGAATAGAAATAAACGCTATTGTGGACTAAAATGTCATTTGCCATAAAATATGGAAAGGCCGCATCCTTCATGACAACATCATAAACATATTGTTCTTCCGGATTATCAATTTTTGTTATATTTTTAATTTTTGATCTTATAATCTTCTTATCCAATCTACAGTCTCCTTTTATCAGTATCACGGTTGATAGTTATAAAAACATCATCATTTTTCAAGTCGTCGGGGGCTATTTCAATGAATTGACCGTCCCGCTCTACTACCAATGAGTGGTCTTCTGTCACTGTGACAATTTTTCCACATTCCAACTCAATGCGAAATAGTGGTTTACTTATTTTGTGTCTGTATATCGTAAGAATTTCTTTATCAATTATTCTCTTAGTTTCTGGGTTGTAACATGGTGAATAATTGTTGTCTCCGTGCATCTTTATGATTTCTTTTTTGCCCTCCATATATGTACCGTATTTTGTCGAATGTTCTTTAAACCATTCTCCTACATTCTTAAATTCCCCATTGATTTCAATTACTGAAGATTCGACCACACTATCAGTATCACCATAAAGTATTGATTTTGAAGGATATTTGTACTCTCCGTCTAAAATAAGAGCTATTTTTTTAGCCATATGCAATAGGATGTTCTTACCGGTCTTGGTTGTGGATTCTGCGAGTCTAACATCGAAAAATCTGAAATATTTGTTTCCGAATACCCCATAGAGAGAATTAAGCTGAATCTTTTTCAAGTATTGTATATTGTCGTAATACTCGGCTTCCTTCTTATATCGTTCTTCGTTGGTTTCTTGATGTTTCGCATAAGCGTCAACCTTTTTCTTTTGATATTCGATTCGCTCGTCGAACCACTTCGTCAAGATACAGGGTATGACCCCGTCTTTAGCCTGATCAAAAATTGTCCCATGGCCACTTATTGCCCAGTTACGCTTCTCTAGAGCATTTCTCCATTCTGAGGCAGTCATGGTCTCATCATTTCCATCTTCGTAGAGCAGGGTAAGATGTATATCTCCCGATTTTTCTTGAATGTATTCAAACGCTTTTTCGTTTTCGAAGAATTGACCTATTATTGTTTCGGGTGAAATGTTGATGGCCCTCATACTAGATGGATATAGAGATTTAATGTCTACAGATGCAATCCATTCGTGTAGACCTATTTGTGGATCTAATACGAAAGCACCTTCAAACTTTGTACCATCATCAAATACATCATAAGGAGCATCCGGCAACACAAGCCTTTTGTCCTGCTCGTGTTTGCAGAAATTTAGAATAGCTGTGTCGGACGTACTAGTTGTTCCCAAAACCGCTGGAATATTATTGGTTGTCATATGAGAAAAGTTCAAAGCTAGGTCCATATACTTGAACTTCAAGTCAAGATGTTTCAAAATGTCTGTATCTCGAATGTTGTATCGTAAAAACTCGTCAAAATCTTCGTGATACAATCTATACAGAGATTTGTCGTAACTCAACTTCTGAAACCCATCTAGAGATTCTTCAGCAACGGATTCCAAAGAATAAGAATCACGTTCGCTCGCATCAAATTTCTTAACCATCTCCATGAAGTCTATCCAAATTCTCCCATGAGGTTTAACCACCATTTCCATTGTGCCGAATTTCTCGCGTTCGTCCACACGAACATCCAAATCGGACTCTGGAAAGTTCATCAACCTCGTATATTTTTTACCCAAGACTTTCATGGTTCTACTATAGATGTATGGGTCATCGAACCAGTCACTGTTCCAACCGCTAACGACATCACTGTCTTCTATCTCTTGATAAAAACGCGTCAACAATTCTTTTTCGTTAGATAGTAATTCAATCTTGGAATGATCAAATAAGTCTCTAGGAAGTTCGTCTAGTTGGACCTTAGACCATTCGCCCGTCTTCGGTCTTAATGCAAGGACGATAGATTCGTCAGTGTGTTTATGGTATAGAGCGATAGAACTTATTCTAGCATACGGGTTGTCGGGTCTAGAATGACCCCTCTCTGGGTCGTAATCAACCTCAATGTCATAGAAAGTTACATGAAGATCCCCGTCAAGGGGACTATTGTAATAGTTGTCACTCAAAACTTTGAGTTCGGGAGAAATATCAGATTCGTATATCTTTATTTCCGCTTCTCTCAATCTCTTCCTGCCGCCATAGAAATCATAATGGCTCGTAAACTCTATCTTTTCTAGTTTTTTTCCTGTAACGGAATAACATTCTTGGTCAGAATCTTCGTTCTCTACAAAAAATTCATATGGGGCATCGTAATATACAGCGACCCTCTTACCGTCTGGGCCTCTTTCCCAAACAATAACGTTTTTTCGGTCTTCTGTTAGTTGCGTAGAAAGATACATATAACTAATTTCACCTTTTGTCTCTTCGAGGCATGTAGTTAAACATCTTGGGGCAAAAAGATCAATCCCAATTTGAAGGGTTTAAATCGTAATCGTCTTTATTGAATTGAAAGTCCCCGGTGCTTCGTATCTGAAAATGTACTTGCGTGAGGCTTCCGAATGATACTTCTCCCACGTGGTAAACAAAATTTGGAGCAGACGGAAAAATAACTAATGTACCCCTCTCTGGACGAAAGTTGATATCAAAGTTGGGGAAATTTAGGTTCCCCCCATATACTTCAAAGAAAGGATCAAAATCTCCTTTGTCATTATAGTCGTTTAACCACAGTATTCCTGTAAAGTCAATAAGGTTTGATTTTTTCCAACCACCATTTTTTTGGTATTGATATGCGTCTACTATAGCTTCAGCTTTCTTATATTTGGTTGGATACCATTCAAACATCAATTGGTGTGTTCCCAGATATGTTGTATCGAAGTTTTCTTCTAAACTTGTCACCACTCCGTCAAACATCCTCATGATTCTTGTCGTGTTCAGGTTATTGTGGAAAATGCTCTTCCTAGGAGATCCGTCTTGTCCTATAATAGGATATGTGTTACGAACCCTCAAATCTTCTATGATTTGTTCACATGCTAGAGGGTTCAAGAATTCACGTAAAATAAGAAATGGTTTTTTCTTTTCCATTGAGACTATAATGTATTGTTTTTATGATGTTATTTATGACACACGAAAAAGTGTGTATCAATGTTCCTTTGCGATGATGATTTGTTCTGTGGGGTATTCGTCACTAGTCGTAACAATCGTAAACTTTTCGGAAACCCGTTGTCCATCACGCTTAAAATACAGATTTGTTTTCACACTACCATTTTCTTTACATATTCCAGCAAAAAACTTTTTGTCTCGGAAAGTAACATTCCCCATGATACAAGAATCATCCGATTTAACTTCATCATATTCTGTAACAACCAATAGATTTTGTTCTCCTAGTGTAGCAGTCTCTATCGTTTCAAATAGTTCTATTTCAACAAATCCCTCATCAGAAGAATCTTTCTCTATTCTTGATTCTACTATTGATACGTCTTGGACGCTCTCAGAGACGCTCTGGGGCTCTGATAGACCCAAAGCCTTGTCTATGGCCGCATAGAAACTTTCAGGCTTTGTATGCACCGCTATGCCTTTTTTATAACATACAATATCAACATTACCTTTACGGTGGTAGCCTTCCGGACAAAAAACAATTATATGTTCTGGTGGTTTGATTTCGGACAACTTCCCCAGTTCCATTAGGGTTATGGGGGCTTTGCTGTCTTTTGTGAAATAAACAACCGCAATATCACAGTTGTCTATATGTGACAGTTCCCAAGACACCTGTTCAAAAAATTTAGAATTGTTTATGTCTTGCTTCCAAGTTTCATCCCAGTCATTCCGACGGGGGTTGAACACCCCAATAGATGTTGTACTTTCGTCTTTTTTAGACTCTAGATGTTTTACTACTTCTGTTTGCCAATCCACCGCTGAACCCATATCGATAGCGCCAGCCAGAAATATGGTAAAGTCGAATTGGTCCAAAACTCTTTTTGGGGGTTTAATCTCCGTTACGTTCATTTATGCCTCTCCACGCATTCTTTTGTTTAGCCTTTGAACTGTCTTGGATGGTGCCCTTCTCTTCGCAAGTTGGGTCTTTCTGACTCTTTCTCCCTTTCTCATTCGTGAAGATTTTTTACCGGCTCGCACCTGCTTTGGGTCTTTTCGCATTCCGCATTTTTGTGGGTTTTTTACGAGTCTACCCTTTCTAGGCCCAGTCATACAACGGTATTGGCGGTCAAACTTGTTACCATAGCGTTTAAACTGTCGAGTGACTGTTCTCTTGGAACGCTTAACCGGTATTTCGGGAATCAGTGAACCATCTTCGAATAGTTCGTTTTCCTCAAACAGTTCAAACTCATCTTCTATCATTTCGAGAACATATTCGAGAACATATTCGATTCTCATCTTTGTTCTCTCCTATTGTGTATCGTTTGAGGTGCATTGTCATCTCCCTCTTCTTTCTCTCTTCGCTCTTCTTCTTCGCGCTCTTCTTTTTCTTTCTGATTTCGATGTGCCACAAGCCTTCTGTCAGAGGTGATACTCTGAAGCCTCAAACGTCTTTCCGCCGGGTCTTCGATCTGTTGGGCTTGTCGCCTTTTCACCCTCATGGTCATTTCGTTTTCCAAATCGTCTAGTTCTAATAGGGTGCCCAAAAACGATCCACCTTCAGAGACACTGCTTAATTTGTGACGGGCCAACTCCGCCATCTTTTTGGCGTCCTTTTCTCTCTCTTTCTGTGCCTCCATTTCTCGTTCCATTTTGGCAAGTTCGGTCTGTTTTGCCATCTCTTCTTTTGCGGCCATTGCAGTGTATTCAGCTTGCAACGCGCGAGATTTTTCGGCTTCTGCTTCTGCCTGTGCTGCTTGTGCTTCTGCTTGTTTAGTCAACATCTGGACAATATTTTTCAGTAGACCGCTGGCACCGCCCTCGTCTTCTTCCTCATCACCAAACTCAACACCCAAATCTTCTTCCTCTGGAAGTTCACTGTCTTCCGGTGTTTCGTCGTCGCCGTCACCAAGATCATCCATCCCGCCAGCATCGCCGTCTGTGTCATCCATGCCGTCCATATTGAATTCTTCATCATCAGAAAAATCGGCGTCGTCTTTCTGGAATTCTTCTTCACCGAACTCTGCATCTTCTGGATCAGAAACCTTGTCCGCATTGTAAACTTTATTAGTGGGTATTTCGGGAAACTCTACTGTGATGATATCAAACTGTTGTTTGAGGTTATATAGAACTTCTGCTATGGAAACTTCTCTTCCATAACCACCCCTGCCTGTCATCTTGTAATTTTCAAGCTCACCCAACTCTTGTGCTAAAGCAACCTCAAACTTTTCGGCCTGATCTCCTCTAACGGTAATTTTCATCAAGTTTCCGTCGTCGTCTTCTACCCCGTAAGTGGATGTATTGTTGTCTTCCATTCTACCCTGATTTCGAATACCACTAAGTTTAGAATATACTTGATCCAAAGATACGTTTTCTTTTAGCTTTTTAGGGAAAGGTCTACTAGAATCGACAAGTTTCATGTTTGCTTTGTTCTTGAGACGAGAGTTAAATTTTTCCATAAAGTCTAAAAAACTCCCACCCCTACGTTGGGTTGGGAAATCGTCTTTCGCGCCGTCTGTTCTTACGGCTATGGAGTGTGCTCCCACAGAACCGCTTGCTGCCGTTTCTTCTACTGTTTTTTTATACATAATCTGGTTAAACCATTGCTATTCATTGAATTATTTATAAGAACTGGTCGTCTTCGGTCAAAAGTCTAAACCTTATATTGCGTTGCTTGCACCAATGTTCTGCCGCTTCCCACTTCAAACGATTGACCATAAGAGTATATTCTTCGTTTGCCCGCTGTAACGGTTTTCTAGCTCTTGATTTTTGTGTTTGTTTTTTAGGCTTGATTTCAATCAATTCCCTGCGAATCTCGCCCATTTCATCACTAATCACAACGAACAAATCCGGAAGATATATGGAATCTACCAACATTCCGGTTGTGGGACTAGGCTTGCGGTATGGTATAGCGATTTCTTCAGACGCCCACTTGATTATGTAAGGGTTATTGTCGCAGAACTTGAATGCTTCTTGTTCCCACGAAGATCGAAAGAAAATTTGATTTGGGTCTCCTAGATATTTTTCTGGGTTTTTTGGTTGAAACTGGCCTTCAGCCCACCGCCCACCAGATGTGGGTCTATGCTTAGGCATTGTTATTCCTCTATCTTACCCATGATATCGCCAAACTTAAGCATGAGGAATTCGTTTCTTTCATGTTCTATACGCAACCCCGTACCCCTAGGGAAAAACACTCGGTCTCCCAGCTTAAGCGGAATACTCTCAACAACCCCGTGAGGGTTTCGGAATCCGGGACCCACTGCTTTGACGGTCCCGGTGTTACTATTGCCCGATCCACCGAGCAAAATTATCCCAGACTTTCTTTTTTCGGCTTCTTCGATTTCGACAAACACCTCGTCTCTTAGTGGTTTAAGCATAATATCTACTCCTTATATTGGCAGACATATTTATGGTATGATTTTAGTTTTGAAACTTAAAGGTGTGTAACTTTGTATCCGTCGTAAACAAAAGCAATATTGATTAAGGATACGTCAGATGCAGACATATCAAGTTCGTCTGCTATAATGTTTGTTATTTTGGGATTAAAAAATTCGTATTGTGTTTTCTTATCTCCACCATTCGACACGTGCCATAGTGTTATAGTTTTTATAATGCCCAATTCACTACCGTTTTGTAGTGCTTGAACAGTAGTAAGACCTCTTACACTATCAGCGTTGTTAGCGTCGGCTAGAGGACTGATGGCTTTCATGTAGCTGTCGACCAATTCATGACTTCTGTTGCTGGAATCATCATACAGAGTAACGTTCAGGACCGAAAAATCGGTTTTAGTAGCAACTTTAGTCCTATACCCATAATAGTTAACATCTTTGTAATTGATGATAGGGGTGATTCTACCTGCTGTCTTTACTGGTAGATAATTTGATTCTATTGACAATTCACCCAAAGACTCGGCATTGGGAGGAGAATTTTGACGAAATTGAAATTTGATAAAAAAGTTAAATTTTAGTTTTGGGGCTTCGCTAGAGGCAAATTTATCTGCGACTCTTGGTCCGGGAGCGCTTCCGTTTGTGTATAAAAGCGGGCCTGTTATTATACCAGTCATTATCTAATCACCAGTCTCTCTTTCGAAATTTTTAATGTTCTAACACTTTTTCTGAGAAAAGAAAGAACATCTTCATTGTTCTTTCTCAGGAATGTGCCGGAATTGACTTGATCAAACACTTCTACCAATCTAGTCTTAGTATTTTCATGTAGGTCTTTTTTATAGATGCTCAATTCAGATACAAGGTTTCCAATTCCCAAACTTTCCGAAACGAATCTGATCTTATCATCGGTTGTTTTCGCAAAATCCAAAGCTTTTACGCTAGCATATTGGGGAATTCGATCAAACAACAACACACTATTTAGATTTTTCCCCTTTTTTGATAAAGATACCAATTCTAGGAAGATAAGCCCCCTAGAGACCCTACCGCCGCCATAGTCTTTCTGCAAATCTGCGTAACTAAGGTCTATTTGTTGTTCAGGCTCGACGACAAAACTAGGACCGAAATCATTCACTAAAAAGGTTTGTGATTGTTGACTCAAGACTTCTCTGGCTTCATCGAAGTTACCTTGACGTATAGCGTATTGCACTCTAGCTAGGATTTTCATGTAAAGATACCACACCTTTATTTTATTTATAAAAAAAGGCCACATTTTTGTGGCCTTTTTTGTATTTTTCAATTGAGCTTTATATACTTTAAGCAGCGCCGCCTAGGGCAGACTTCGCTCTTCCACGGACTACCAAGTATGCATGGTCATAACGAACCGTCAGAGTGGTTTTAATTGTTTCAGACGCCTGATAATCTAGGTCCCCAAAATCAACATTGTTTAAAGCACACCCTTCAAGAAACCATTCTTCCAAAATTGCAGTTCCACCCGCGTTTGGGTGAGAACCATTCAACAATTGCATTATCATGGAAAACTTGTAGTCAGATCCTGCTTCTGCTTGGCCCAGATACAAACCACGATCCGGACCAATAAGTTTTTGCTGTACTTCCATTTGTCTCTGGATGCCCAAATGACATCTTCCACCCATATCTGGCTCTATTACGACCGTGATAGGCTGGAAGGTATACTTTCCTTGTAGAAATGCACGAGAGTTATATCTATCTAATTGAATTTCTTCGTATTCTACTTTTGGTCTATCAGCCGTGATGGCCATTGATGTAACCGCTCTTACGCCATCCCCATCCTGACCTCTCAAATTCATTTGAATTCTCCAGCGATTTTTATATAGAGGTTGTGAAATACCTTCTCCTAGGTCACCGGGGATTCCCATATCAGCGATTGTTGCCATACTCTTTAACTCCTAAGTATTTTAGTGTTCATCATTATTTATCGATTCTGATACTTTTTATTCTATAAATATCTTCGATCACATAAGGATAAACACATGGGCAAAAACCACAACAGGGCTTCTCTCGCTTTGCATGCATTCGTAGACAATCTGGACAATGCACATTATGACGCAAATAACGGAAAACTGGAATACAATTTGGGGGAAGTTATTCAAAATGGATTCTTTTCAAATGTTGATATCGTTATCATTCAAGGAAACTCCGAATCAATAAGAGCGGCCAAGAGGAAAGATTCTGATACATACGCCATAGTTATCCAAACTCCAACACTACCAGAAATTGGTGCGGTAGATGACTTTATTGAAAATAAAAAAATTGCAATACCAGTCATCAAAGAACTTGCAAAAATTGCTAATAATTTAGAGGATCAGGGAGTTGACGGTTCTGACCAACTTACGGATCATGAAAAAAGCAAAAAGTTCAACAGCAAAGATTTTTTCGAAAAAGCATACATGTTGGGTGTTGAGAAAATGAATCGTTATTTGGAACGGTTACAGGGTCAGATCGAAAGCCTTAACCGAAAAGCCGAAAATGCTGGTCTAGCGTCTAGAAAGGCTACTTATAAAATGGCTATAGACAAGTTAAAAGAAGAAACAATCGGCGAAGACGCCAAAAAGTTTTCCACAAAGTTCTATGAATTAATTGAAGAAGAACACCCGAACTTTAGAAAATATTTAGAATCTGAAAATAGAAAAAGATTAGAATCTAGGGTTAATCAATTTTACAAAAAAATTTCTTCTAGATTTAAAATCTAATTGCAGTATAATGACGACCCGCAAATGACAGAATACGAGAACAGGAGAAAAGAAGGGTGGTATCGAATATGGGATTGTGGAAGTAATAAATGGGTTTGGAATAAACCATAAAAAAGCCCCGCGAGCGGGGCTTTTTCTTTTCTACCGCACGGTTTATCTATTACGTGTTAGATGGTGGGTTTGCGATAATGCTACCCGGATCACCGATGTCTGCATCTAAAGCAACCACTCTAATAGTAACAGGGATAAATTCTACCGCTGTTACTGGCTTTAAGGCCACATCAATCCAAAGTTCCTTGCGCTGAACACGATCTGGAGTATTGTTGGAATCGTCACAAATTGTAGCGAAGTCGAACAATGCTCTAGTGTTGATCAATCCGAACAAGAAATTATCCACAGTAGTTTTCACCTGATCGCGAGTAATCTGATCGTTTGGTTCAAACAGGTAAGGGAACAACCCTCTACGAACTTCTCTTTTGATGTATCTCAACAATCTTTCGATGTTTACGGATTCTCTCAAAGATACGGCACCGTACACAGTTTTCTGGCCAAGAACCAAGATTCCTCTTCCGGATATGCGTGTGATCGGATTGATGTTTTTAGGAAACTCATACAGCGAATCCCTAGCACCAACATTGAGATCTTCCTCTACAAATGTGGTAGGACCCCCCAAGTTCCCAGAAACATAACCAGTTTTTGTTAGGTGAGGACATGATCCACGTTCGACACCCGCTGGTGCGTACCACAAGGCAGTCTCTCTATCATTGAAAGCATAGACTCTCAAGGCAGTAGAGGCCGAGGTGGTTAGAATGTTTCTACCGTCGAGATTAGAAGAAATTCCGTGACCATAGTAGTAAGCAGCGCCGGGATATGTGGTTCTTTCTGAAGAAAGAGCCCAAGTGGTAATACCGTTAAATCCAGTTGGCGGTCTGTCAAACGGGGTTTCACCGATTACAAATACTTCTTCCAACATGTCAACTGCCATCCTATTCAATTCGTCCGTAAGCTCGTGGTATCCCGGAGCTACTAGTAGGTTATATGAATAAGCGTCAGGGTTTCTCACACCAAGGGTCGGGTCATTGATTGCAGCTTGCATCTGGGCTACGATTTCTGCTCTTCTTTCAGCATCATTAATACCCAAACTGGTGAAATTCCTGAACTCTCTTGTCAACTCATACTCGTTAGCGGCAGTAGACAACAGTGCCACAATTTCTGGACAAGTGTACGAAGAACTGTCATCAATTGCATTATACAGACCAAAATAATCCCCAGTGGCAGCATTTTCATAGCCGTCGGCAAAAATTAATAGTTGGTCTGTGCCTAGACCCTGTACTGGGTCAGCTAGGAACAAGAATAGATTCAAGGAACTAAATAGTCCCGTCGCACCAGAAACGCCTTCTTCTATTTCAATACTTGAAGTGGCCCCAGACAAAGCAGAAGTTACTCTTAAACGACCCGCGACAAAATCTATAAAAGCGTCACCACCGAGTTCGGTGTTAATTTCGTCTATCAATTCTCCAAAAGTCTGAATAGCCGCACCATCTAGAGAAACCGTTTGCGGCACTGCACCTTCTATGCTAATGGTAAATGCGTAAGTGGTGGCATCGTTATTCAGTCCAGTAACATCATCGGTGGTTAGGAAGCCCCCGGTTGTATCAAATACTATTTCTTGGTACCCCGACCTAGCAACGTTGTTATCCTCTAAGAAATTTTGCTTGAAAAGATTGTTGTTTCCTGTTCTGTTCTTGGAAGAGAAAGAATATACGTTGAATAGGTCAGTAAGAGCCTCTTCAATCAAAAGTTTCGCGTCAGAACCAGCTACTTCTGTAGAGGCTGCTGGGCCATACAATTCGTTTTCTTCGTTGAACTCTGCTAGGTAATCTTCGAAAAGCTCGCAAACGTAATCAGAAGCTTCTGAAATTTTGCGTCCCCACAATGCACGGATTCCAGTAATAGAATCGTCCAAGTTCACGTTGGCACGGACAACATATGCTCTGTTACCAACTTCCAAAAATTTGTTTAACGCATCCAAACCGTATTCGTTTCTGGCGTCGCCGTGGAACGGTTGGCCATCAACACTTTCCAAATATCTAGGAATTCCGTATAGTTCAACGGCCTGACGGATAGACGTTACTTCTCTAAAAACTCCATACTCATATGTACCAAGTGCTGGAGTCACGCCGTCAGGCTGTGTTTTCTCGTCAGCAGTCGCAATGAAAATTACCGGAATTGTAGCCGCACGACCCGGAATGAAAAAACTTTGGTCGTCAATGGTTACACTTACACCGGGGCTAATTAAACTTGCCATATTTTATTCTCCTGAATTATCGCAAATGTTCAATGATATTTATTAGGCGTGTATTTGGAAATTGTAAATTTACCTAGGTGGTGGGTCTAAGTCATCAATATCAAATATATTTTCATAATCGTCTTCCATTCCACGGGACGCTGCTATTTGTTTTACTTCTTCAAAACTAGCAGCTTTTTCTAGATTTTGTATTCTCAATTTTATTTTCTGTATAATATCGTCTCTTACATTTACAGGAGCACTTAACCAAGCCTCTATCTGGAATGACAGATTCAACGAAAGTATTCTTCTTTCACCTCCTGCGGGATAATTTTCTTCATTGTCAATAGACATTAGCATCACTCGGTGTATTGCAGTGTGGTCGTCGGGGTCATCTGAGGTATACAGAAGAAGATCTGGATCAAATATTAAAGCTATTTGTTCGAGTATTTCATATTGATGAAACAAATTAGATGTTAGAATGTTAACCTCTCCTCGGATTCTCCACGGGATTGGTTTAAGTTTTTCGATTGTTCTTAGATCATCAGGGAAAACTCCCCCTCTAGGAAAAGTTACAGATTTATCTATGGTTCTCATGCCGCTCATACGATCCAGTGCCAATTCCATATCTGAAAACCGAACACTAAGAATAGGAAGTTTGACCGGTATATTGGGGGAGTTTCTCGCCATAATATGGGCTACTACCCTATCTTTGGAGCCATGAATAACTGGAACCCGTATCAAATTTGATTCGGAATTGAAATCGTTTTTCCCCACACTCACTTGAAGACCAGAAAAAATAGCCATAAATTGAATCAGATATTTTCTAATCTGCTCTTGACTGTAGTGACTGCTTAGACTGTTATTTTCTTGTACCATATGTTTTTATTCCACCATGTTCCCGACGATGAAAGCCTTACCTTTCTGTGTCGTGGAAAAACTTATCAATACCTCGTTACTATTTAGTATATAGAAGGATTTCCGTCCGGCTATTGTACTTATGGTATGATATCAGACGTTAAAATTTCAATAGAGCACAATGTTATTTCACCTGAAAACGCAAATCCAAGAATATCAATATTAGCACCAGTACCTATAATTCCAGATAGTCCGGTATATTCAAATATCTGGGGAACGCCATCCACCAATTCCATTGCTTGATACCCCGCCCCACCCGATATCGCATCAAAAGTCACTTGTGTGTCACCCGACACACCGCCTGTACCCGATGATGTTAATGTAAATCTAACACCCTGAATGTTAATGTTTTCATATGCAGGATTGATAACTATGTTCATACTATTGAACCCTTCAAAACTTTTCGTCCAACATGGGTTGGTGTATACCGTTGGGGTCTGTCCGTCACCCGTAGTTGGATCACCAGTCCAATATGTATCAGGCGTAATATCTACCCAGATTGGTACGGATGCAGCCGACGGGGTTGGGGTGGGTGATAGTATTGGTGTAACACTTGGTGTAACACTTGGTGTAACACTTGGTGTAACACTCACGGTTGGGGTGGGGGTAGGAGTTGGTGGTGGTGGTACGTCTACAGCACACTCTAATTCACTACCAACCACTTTAACAATTTCCAGCGTCTCACCTTCTAAAATAGTACCCGCATTTCCAACATCTACGGCCACCCACGAAGTCTTGAAAAAGTCCGGGTGCTTTTTCTTAGCAATCATAGAATTTTCCAGAATCTCAAAAAAGATGTCATTGACTTCTTTCACGGTGAACAGAGCATATATCGCTCTGAGTAGCTGTACGTATCCCTCTGGTACCGTTAGATCATAAGATTCGTAGAACGCTTCTATATCACCAACAGACCATTTTCTGTTCGGTTCAAACAGCACCTGAGTAATAAGTTTTCTTAGGATGTCTCTATCAACTAAAGTTTGCTCTCTACCCAGTCCAATTCGTGTAGAAGCGCCGCGCACTAATACATCGTATCTGACTCTTTCTTCAGACGGAACCGGGACTCTCTCGTCAATGTTGAACAATTCGTCCACAACTTCAAATCCGGTAGTACTTTCAACCACTTTTCTCCAAAGAATAAAATCGATTTTAGAAGTTTGGTTCTTTCTAATAAGTTTCCAATCTACGTGTTTGTTCTTTTTTTCTAAATCAAGACCCAGATCATCTCTTAATGTAAAATCTTTCCGAAGTCTTAGTACATAATCAGAGTTATTCTTAACGCTGTTTGCCAAACCTTTGATGATAAGTTGAGAGAATCGCAATGGTAGATTGTTGTCGTCGGGGTCGTAGGTTGCCCCGAACAACACACCATAACCATCACCCTCCTCACGGAATCCTTCAATAACGGCGTAGGGTTTGGTCATATCTGAGAGTTCACGCTCCGCGTCAAAAAGAGTAAGTGTAGTATTATTCAACAACTTCTGTGATTTGTCACCTCTAACCCAAAAGTAATACTTTGATTTTATATCACCGCTCACGCGGTCTATGTAGTCTATCTTACTGTGGGGATGTACCCGGATATAATCACCATTATCAATTTCCTCTTCGCTAGGGACAACAGCTTCCTTTACCAACGTAATTATTGAATTGTCGGGGATATCAAGCCCGAAGGTTTCTGCTAATGCGAGCGTGGCCAAAAATACGTCATAGGAAACATAATTAAACCTTAAGGTAAATTTTCCATTAACGTACAGGTCAAGAAATTGTTCAGGTGTGAAATCTTCCAAATCTGACGATTCTATCCCGGCCTTGGGGAAACTTCTTACAATGGTTTTTTCTTCTTCCCACCGGGCTTGTCCCGCTCCGGGATTTACTACTTTTTTATAAACCACAGATTTTGGATTTCCTGTCAACTTTTCCCCCAGTGGTATATTTTCTAGAGACTGTTTCTCTACTTCGTTAATATAATCCTCTGGTGAGAAATCACTTTCTGTCCAGCGATACATTTCTATTTCTCCGTAATCTGCTAAATTGCCCCACTTCAGACTGCGCTCTTCTTGATTTGGAAAAATGAATTTGTCGTAGTAAGGAACGTATCCTTTTTTGGTTATATCCAGCCAAACTTTTCCTATCTGTTTTTCTTCCCAAAAACTTTCTCTCTTGATAAACGCGCCACTGGAAGAATTAACATCAAAATCCAAAGTATACGAGGCTGGATCTTTTTCTAGCTTAAAATCTATTGGATAATTTCCTACTGGGTTTTCTTGTCCAAAAGCCGGGTTCCATATAGGAATATCGGCAACCACCCGTTCCTCACGTTTGTTATCTATCAACTTGAAAATGTTAGTACTGTCGTATGAATACCTCAACCCAGTAACAGTAATATTCTGCCACACCTCGATGTTTGTAGCAATGAATTCTATGACTAACCCGTTTATAAATCTATAATCCACACCTTCGCTGGCAATGAATTTTTCATCAGAAATTTCATACTCGATCTTAGCACCATAAACAGGGACGTTCAATCGTAAAACCGGATTATTGGTAATACTTGTGATCGTTGACGTTTGTATTAGATTTTCAGCATTCGTGAATATTTCAGTTTCTTCAACATCTAAGAAATAACCCTTGAACGGCTTCATTAGATCCACAACATCTGGAAGATTTTCCCAACGGTTAAAATCAGTTAGTCGAATAGGAATATAGTCCTTTCCGATAGTTCCGCCAGTTGGTGGAACAAATTCAAGTCGAAGTTCCTTTCTAATTACGTCATCCGTATTGAGTTTTATCTCAGGGTAGGCTTTTTTCTTAGAATCCCCAAACTCACATAGTTTATATGCCCAGAACTCATCAACTGTTACTCCGGTTAATGCACGTTGATTTGTAAAAGCCTCAAGTGAAAAATTTGTACCCTTGTTTTGTACAAAAGATTTCCAAAATACAAACTGTGACTTTTCGTTAATACCCAAGTTTTCCATATACTGTTTTGGTCCCTGATACCCCACGGACCTTCTGACTGCCTCTGTAGTATCATCACCCCTAATGTTGTTGTATACATCGTAATAGTCTCTTATATCTTGTATCGATTTTTCGATGTTATCTATTAAGGAGTTGTCACTCAAAACCAAACCCCCCACATGGAGTCTTCCCGTGGGTTCTGTCGGCCTCAGAAAACTTAAAAACACCCTAGGGGTTTTGATTCCTAAAAAGGGATCATATATTAACTTGTTACCGCTAGTGTACTGATTAAACCTGCAAATGTGCGACACCTCGAAAATAGAATAATCCGCACCCGCAATCTTATTTTCGCTGTTCTGTGTTAACAAAACGCTTGTTTCTCTGTCATTCCTGAAAAATAATAAATTTTCTAAGTCGATGTATTCTCCATTAACATCCAAAACATTTTGTCTTTCGAATAACCCGTTTCTGGCCCTCTCAAAACTCGAAGGTAACCCTCTATCGTGGCTCACAACAAAATGGTTGTAATATGGATTGGTCATCATTTTAGGAAGAACTTTGTCACTTTTGAAAATTTCCAAATACACTTCCCCGGAGCCGGTAGAAAACTCTATAAACCTTCCGGCAGTGGCGTCGTTTTTGGAATATGCCAACTGAATAGCACCAGACCTAGTAACAATAGCGTAGTATGGTACAAACGCATTAAATGGACTGTTTAATTCTTCCGGCACCGTTCCACCCTCACCCGCTTTCAACCTTACGGCCTGTCCAGTCGCCAAGAACTGTCCAGAAGGACTGATAAAAGAGCTAGAATCAACGTTTACCGTTGCAGATATTCTCGGGGGGAGTTCTTCTGCTCTCTGTATTAGAGTGTCTAGCCACACAATATACTTTTCAATTTCCAAAATCCATTCATTGTCTCTTCCACTGTCTTCGGCTTTATTGGTCTTGTCAAAAGGAACTGACTTAATACCGCGATCTTCCAGCAGAGCTTCATAACCAAAGAGAATATCTATGAGAGATTGTATTCTGGTTACGTTTTGAGCTTCAAAGAGGGTTTTAACGAGGCGAGTGTCTGGTTCATGTCTTCTGAATGCATAGTCTATTCTGTTCAACGGTTTAAACGTGTTTGTGACTTTTCCGACCCAGAAGTTACCAGAACCCGCAGTGGCAAAATTTATAACAGTTCCCAATTTTGCTAGGTCTTCACTCTCTGAAATCTGGAATGTTGTACCGTTAATCTTTACGATATAATAGGGAATATAATTCAGTAGTTCTCCCGGTAGTACCCCGTCTGTGTTTAAAAATACCTCTTGCCCGGTTTCCCACGGGATTGTTATGGTATTTTCTGGGCTTACAATTCCGTCTACGATGTCGTCAGTTATAACAACATCTTCCAAGACTTTAACTAGAGTCTCGTTTCTTCTAAAATCGTATATTACGTCGTCAACTGTATACGTCCCACCATAGTTGGTAGAAGAAGAGACCGTTATCTGGTCACCAGCCGAAAACTCTCCCAAAACGTTGCCATAAACATAGAATATTTTTTTGAACTCGAAATCAGTTATGCCGTCCTCAGACACTAAGCCCGAAGATATTACGGGAAAAAGGCTGTCTAGGCTAATGCTTATTGAAGAACCGAGACCCGTGGCCTCGCTGCGGATGATCAAATATCCGTTTTCTAAATCGATAAAGGCACCACTTATTTGATCATTGATACTGGCGATAACGTCACCAACTGTCGGAGTATTGGGAGAGAGTGACCCGTCTATGGTGACAACAGTAGACGTTGTGCCGTCGATATCAATAGTAAACTGGTATGGCCCTGCCGTTAACCCAGTAACATCCGTCAACGCTAAAGGTGAAGAATATATAGCTCTCCAAAAGCCTCTAGGTGAGTCTATTTCTGTGGCCTTGATTTGATACCCACCGGTTGTAAAAGTATTTGTTCCCACCAATCTAACTTGGTAATTTTGTGGTGGATAATATTCTATAGTTTTCTTCTTTTTAGGACTTTTAATATATGGTTTGAAAACCCAGTTGCTTGTTTCGTAATGAGTTCTTTCCGTGATTGGGGCTCTTTTTTGGACCGCCCAATTTATCGCGGAGAATGTATTTTCGGTCGAGTTTAGCTGGCGATCAATGAATGTCGCATAATCTCTAGCAACTATGTCGATCTGGTCCCCCGAAACACCTAATGTAGTGTCGTTGATCAGAGTGTTAAAAATGTATGCTGCGTTTACATTCCAACCAATCCATAAATCCCTATAGTCAGAAGATCCCCCGTCTAACTCCAGATATCTATTGTAATTAACGATCCACTGCTGTATACCCGCAGAATAATAAACCGTGCCATCTTCTCTGTAGTCTCCGTGGAATAGAGTTTTAAAATGTGGATTTATATTTTGGGTTTCTTTGTTAGCAAGCAAGCAATCTACTTGTACCAAATCATCACCATAGTTTCTGCTAAAAAATTCTATTGGATCACACAAAAAAGACGCCTTGAGCAAGAAATATAAGTAGCTACTACTATTTTTCCATTTCCACTCAACTGGACCATCTTGTCCAAAAAGAAAATCCGCATTTGGAGAAGATACATAATTGCCAAGACTCTTGTCGAATAGTGGTTTAAAGCGGGGGTCTGCCGATAGCGAACCATCCCAATATGGTGGTGCCAGTTCATCACTAGCAATACCCGCCACGGTACTTCCGGTTACGTTAACGGGAGAGTAATCGTAAATTTGAGTTTCTCCACTGTTGCCAGTAGAAATAGTTCCATTTGGTAATTCTTGTCCGGCTGGGACGACTCCAGTGAATATGTTATCCCACATAGTTTCTTTCCAGAATCGATCTATTCCTAAATCGTTATTCTTGTATGTGGTCTTCCACCATGTGGGCTCTTCTTCATAACCTTGCAAGATCCAAGGTTCTCGGTGGGGATATGCTGTTCCATATATTTCTTCATACAATCCCTGCCACGATGCCTTTCCCCTAGCAGAAAAAACTCCGGAAAGTGGATGTGTTGCTATGTCGGTATTGGCGTAGTTCCATGTAAAAGCATCCCCGCTCTGGAACGCGGTGTTGTGTAGTGCATCTTCTCCGACCAAACACAAAAATTCGGTCTCTTCAAGATCTCTAAAACGACTGTTTGTTTTAGTCAACTCTAGATTATAAAATTCGTCTAATGGCTCTCTGTGCTGTCCGGCAGAGTATAACAGAGTTTCCAACTCGTAAAGCAAATTGGCAATTTGTCCGATCACATCAATCTCGGTCCATGAACCTGATTCTAATTGATACAAAGATATGCTTTTTTCGGAAGAAACCCCCCTAACCAAATAGTCTCCTTCTGCATAATCTGCTATATCCGGGAAAGCTTCACTGTCTTCGGACACCTTCTGTGTATTTTTGGTTAGTATTCCGTAGAATTTGCTCTTCTGAGCGTTCGTTATATCTAATGTGAAATATGTGCCATCGTGTCTTTTGACTATCCAGTCTTCACCCCGTTTGAATATAGAAGGTTTAGAAAGCCCCGTCATTCTCAAAATTGCCGAAGTTGATATTACGTTTTTGATCCCATATCCATCAGCGTAACTAAAAGAATCTCCAAACAAACGATCCCATCTTGTGTTATTTTCGGTGTAATTTTCGAAGTTTTCTATTAAATCGACTTCTGACATTTCTAAAAAAGTAGAAAGATTTTCTAGATATCGTAATGTCCACCTATAAGTAAGTCGTTCGTATGCGTCCCCCACAAAATCTAAAGTTTTGGGTATATCAATTTGTTCCCCCAACATCGCAGAGACTAGTAGGTCGAGGTTGCCGTTGTGTTCTTTGATGGTACCACCCAATCCGAAGTTTGGATTGTTCAAAGCATGAAACACTTCTTCTGGGTTTGTCGAATTGTATTTTGTCGGTTCTTGTGCTAATGTTATAGTTTTGAAATGTCTAAATAAGTCGGTGAGACTTACTTCCTTTCTAAGCTCATGCTGTATGTTATATTTCCAACTGTTGGGTATGTCCCAGTCACTTTCTATTTTTTCTGGGACGGATTGTTCATTAAACTCTCCTTTCTTCCAAATAGTTTTAATCTTATTGTCCCTTAAATCTAAATAGCAGCGTAATTTTCCTTCAGAATCCACAAGACCGTGTTCAAAAACTAGATCTCGTTCATTCCTCTTGTATTCTGCTCTTAGGTCTAACGTTCTATTCAACTCAAATTCTCCATTTTCTTTAAACCAGAAAATAGAGTTAGATTCTTCTAGTGGGTTTCCTAGAATATCATATATTTTGAACAAGGGATATTGGTTAGTTTTGGTTTTAGTTTGTTCTATTCTCTTATATCGAGACAGGTTATAGATATCTGGTGAATTTCCCGTAGGATCAACCACTACAACGTCTTTTCGACCGATGTCGTGTGTCCAATATTCTCCTAATTCGATACGAACTAGCGTGTCCGGGGTGATAACTAGGTCACTATCTAGAACAATAGCCCCAACGTAATTGGTATTGTTGGCGGGAATGTCTGTATGTCTTCCATATATTCTTTTTCCGTCGATATACAGACGAAGGTCTCCTTCTTGGTAATCCTCAATCAAACACAAATCCGTAAGAGATTCATCAAGCTCCAACCTAGCTCCATTTATTGTAGAAGTAGGGTTGAATTCTTGCCAGTATAGCCCTATTTTGGTTTGGTATTCTTGGAAAACGCTATTTGTCTCTGTCTTAATTTGTATAGCAGGTCCATCTAGCATGGGGTTTTTTTCGGGCTCTGCACCACTGGCTGTGATATTTTTTATTCCAACAAAAGCCCAGTGAGTAACCAGTGGATCAAAAGTATCCCCCAAACTGGTACGTTCCGGGTAGATTGTTCCCCCTCCATCAGAAATGTCATCGCCCACGCTGAAGAAATTCTCTACTACCCGGATAACGGATTGATATCTTTCACCCGGAGTAAATTGTACAAATTCTACACTGTCAATAGTGTACTGGCCGTCGTTGGTGTTAAATCCAACGAGATTTATATTGTCGCCCTTTGTGAGAACCGATTCCATATTACCAAATCTGGCCGGTAGTAGTAATTCGTTTGAAGCTAACTGAAAAACTGGGACATTTTCGCTATCTGATTCTTCTATTTTTATAGGTCTAATTTCTAAAAGATTGGGTTGGTCTTCAACTTTTTTGTATTGATCTTCAACTGTCTTTCGGTAAGCCCATTCAAATTCAAATTTGGAAAAGTAGGAAAGCTCTATGTAGTTCTTATATTCTATAATCGGTTGTGTTGCCTGACGACTTTCCGAAAGATTCGTAATTTGGTTTTTGTGTACCCACTTGTTTTCATCAGCCCAGTCGTTGCTGTCCGCTCGTAATTTGCTGTTTTCACTTTCGTACAATATAGAAAAAGACCTGACTTTCGTCTTCCACTGTCCGTCAATCCATTGATATAAAATGTCAGTGGTCGTATCGAAGAAAAAATCATTTTCTTGGGCATATACATTTGCAGATAGACTATCTTTGACGTATATTTGATAAGAAATATTTTCGTCTTTGAAAAATTCAACACCGTCAACTAAAAATCTATCAGGGTCACCAAAAACTGCACCTTCGACCCAACTAGATAAATCATGGTCCCCTGTGTTTGGGCCACTATTTATTTTGATTCCGTACTCGGCACCGACAACAAGCTCTGACGCGGGTCCACCGAAATATTGTATTACTTCGTTTTCGCCAAGTGACAGTACGAAGCCCCCATTTGACGAAAAAACTTCCCGACGGTCATACCATACGGGCTCGCCGAGGTCATAGATGTTTATTTCGTCAACCTGCTGTGGCTCTGCCACATCTTGAAAATATATGGATTCACTTCTAGCGGCGTATGCATAAGCATGAACAGATACCCGTGTAGGGGAGGTTTGGGGGACAGTTTTAAGCGTGAATACACTTTCATTATTGTCTTCGTCAAACTCGTAAGATTGAACCTCGACAAATTCTTGTATACCATCCAAATCCGTATATAAACTTAAAATAAAACCTTCACGAGCCCCCGTCAAAAATGACCCGGATACTCGAAGTTCTGTGTTTTCCAAAGAAACAATTTCTCTATCCAAACGAACATACTCATTAAACGAAGTCAGGTTTAGAGTCCAACCATCAAGACTCAGATAACTACCGTCTGTTTCTTTAACCACAGCTACATATATGTTCTGTTCTACATCGTGGACGATAAAAATTCCAGCACTCTCAGAGTCGAGGTTAGTTGTTGGGTTAGATGTAATAATGTCAGAGAAAACACCTTTCTTCAACTCGTCGTATTTTGCTTCTGAACGGGTTCTCTGGACTTCTACTGTGATATAGTTTGGAGTAGTGTTTCTGTCAGTCCAGTAGTAGTCTTGATAATTTATTATCTTATCAATGTTTACAGGAGGTAGAAAATTAAATTGTAACGCTTTACCCCATTCACCAAAACTCTCAAGGTCCACCCCATCACGTTCTAGGTTTTTAAGGAATTTCTCAAATGTCAAGAACTTGGTTTCCGCACCCAGAGTTGCACTGATAACCTCTTGGAGTTGGTTCTTCTGCAAATACTCTCTACCTTCTGATATTCTAGACAAAACCGAATTGTCTATTTCTTTTCCAACATATCCCGTTACTTCTTCAAAATTCTTTTTTGTGAGGAAGCGGTTTAAGATGTTGTTGGAAATTCCGTTCCAAAGTCGGCTACGAGAATATTCTGGAAGTAAAGAAGAGGTATCAACTACCTCTCCTTTTTTGTAGTCGGTGATGTGCTTTCGAGACATTTAGTAGTACAAATCTTGTTTGGAAATATTTATAAGTCTCGCATTAAATGTGTTTGTGCTTACAATCTTTGCACTAGTGTTTTTGAATCTAGATTTTGAACAATTTCGATATCATCAACACTTATGCTCGCTTGCAATATCTCGTCCTCTTTTGGAACAATTTCGTGAAGATCCCCGAAGAATGTACCCGCAGCCTTTGGTACCAACACGACAGATTCGATATTATACCCCAGACTATTGTGTATCGCGGCAGACAATTCCGTAAAATAAAAAGGCTGACCGAAAGACCAGAAATTAATATCAAAAAATTTGTTTACTATCCCAACGATCTGGGTCTTGATCTTGTTGTCACTAACCACCGTGTTTTCCGACTTTACGACTTTTAGAGTTCCTTGAAGTTCTCTCTGTGCTTTAGAACCAATAATTGGTTTGATTATTCCGGGTTGCAATAGCATCGTGTCTGATATCATTTTATTTTCCACCAAATAAGAATAGGAGGATTTCAACTCGAATGGTGTTGGTCTAGTAGGTTCTTTGTCCAAATTACCATTCAACCACGATCTAACTTTGGAATAGTATCCTCTTGTTATAATGAAGGTGTCAATTATGTTAGACGCCGCAGGATCGATTAGATGGTATCGGGGGGTTCTGTGAATCCACAAGAAGTTTAACCCCTCGACGCCTTTTTCCCTTTTCCACAAGCCCGTTGAAGACGCGGAATCTTCCGACCAAGACTGTAGGGTTTCTTCCGAAAACGGAACGTATACCCACGGGGCATTTCCATCTTCTCTTTGGAAATACACATAGTCGTTGTTCCCTATCAAATATGATAGATCTACTCCATCAGGTAACCCGTTATTGTCCTCATCCACCGGGAGGATAGAAAGTGTATTAAAATCACAAATACCGCGCAACAGGCCCCTATTTACATTAACACCGTTGCTAATAACAAACGGTCTGTTGGTTCCAATACTACAACCGTCTACCCCGACGTTCGCTTTCAGTACGACAATGTTGTCTTTTTTCGAATTCATTGTATCATACGTCAAAACCCGTTCATCATAGTTACTAAGATTGAATTTGGTTTCTGGGCTGTGGGCATATAACTCCCTAGTCTTAAAGTTTATGATCCAACTGTTATTTGTTTGTGAAGTTATGGCAATATCCCAATCTGTCTGTATGTTTGTTTCTAATTCGATTTGCCAAAAGTTATCTGCCTGATCTTCTTGTATCCGGTACGTTAAGTAAAGTGTGTTTGGGGCAGATGTTATCAAAGAATTGATATTTGTCAACAACCCACTGAGTTCTGCTGATGTAAACTCGTATCTGGCAAACACGGGTTGCATTCCTTTCAAAATCAGAGAATTATAAAGGTCTTGTCTACGCAAAATTGGTTCAATGTAATTTTCAACCAAAGCCGTAATCAGGGGGACATTGATTCCTCCATCCTGTGGTGGTAGTTGTTCTGGAAGAATGTTAAAGTTCTTAATCTCAGAGTTAAAATACAAGACCATATCATCACCGAAAAGCTTAACGTTCTCATAATATTCTTTCGGATCATGCCAACCTATGAATTTAGAATCTCCCGCAAAAGTTCTGTTGATAGAACGAAGTTTTAAGATAGTATTGTCTTGTAATAAAAACTCGTTGTAATCTCTTCCGTTTACCATTCTATCTTGTGTATAGTACACTGATGGAGCTACTTCTCTAATCCTTGCCGCAGTCTCGGATGGTGCTGCATTTTGTATCGGTGCAGTCAGGGTGAAGGTAAACGTAAAAGTTCTAATTGCACCGGTGTTGTCTCTGTAGCGGATGTTGGCCGATTTATTTTGAATTGCGCTTCTTGGTATAACTAATCCTTCTTCTGGACTGGTGGAAGTTCTATACCAAACATCAAATTTTCCTGAAGGTATGTTAGAAAAATTCCCGTCACCGAAAATCAATCTAACACCGTCATCTGCCAATGTCTCTACTTCGTATTTGTTTCTGTTGGGGGAAGTGTTATATAAAATGTTCTGTGCGTTTGTTACATCAACTTCCTGCCATTCGCCCGTCCTAGGTTCGTTGTACCGCTCCCCACCGCTCAATATCTCGTCGGTTTCATCATCTATGTTGTTTAGCCATAAATCGGTATTGTTAATCCCCGTCCTAGAAAGATTCTTGGTCTGATTGGGCAACACTCCGTCCAAGAAAAACGTTTCTCGTTGAAGCTCACCCTGCTTTGTAAAAAAGAAAAATCCGGTATTGTCAGAAGAATCACCCAAACCGTCAGACAGATACAGTATATTCATCTGTTGTTTTCGTTCCGGTCTTTTTTCAATTGAACCAAATTCATTCAATTCGGCACTGACCAACTCCATCGGATAAGTTTCTCCGTTAACAGAAACGCTGTAGCGTATTGCTTCGCCTTGTATTGCCTCGTTGTTTGTACCATATAATTCGAACAGTACGTTTTGAACCTGAATGCGGTCTGAAGGTAAAACTGTTCCGAAATTTTGTGATAAAATTTTCTGCATCACTAAAATAAATTGTTCTTTCCAGTTATCATTGTTGGGGTCATTCCAAATGATTCTAGTGTTTCCAATATTGTTTCCTTTACTGTCTACTAACGATTCTGTAGTAGACACAGAGGTTAGCTTAACAAGACCCCTCGCGGGTATGTTTCTTGATGCACTGTAAGAAAGAAACTTGGCTAGTCTAAGAACAGACTCTTTACGCTCGGCGGTGGCTAAAAAGTTTTCGTGTGTGTTTAAATCAATCCTATATGCCAAAAGTTCCCCAAGATAAGCGAACAATTCTATAATCGCCACAAGGTCAGATGATTCAATGTAATCGTTAAAATCTTCTGGATAGTACAGTTTCATATAATCCAACATGGACTGTTTAATACTATCGTAATCCCAAGCTTTAAAATTCACTTGCTGGAAAGAATCGTATGCCCTTTCCCAATTTTCGGCAATGTTCTGTAATCTATTATCCATCGAATTCTAACCTTATCTCCATAGTGTCATTAAAATTTATTTCAAGGTATCGTAAGTGTGCTATAACAACAACTGCTTTTTCTTCGTATACGGGGTTGACGGATAAATCAAGAACCGCGACCCTAGGATCGTTATCAAAGACGTTTGTAAACTCAAGTTCCAAAAGTGCCAACGTGTTTTGGTCCAGCGGCTGAAACAACAATTCCTGAATAGAAGTTCCGTAATTTGGCATCATAAGCCGCTGGCCCTTAGAGGTGAATATATTGTTCAACAAGTCCTGTTTTACAAGTTGTACGTCTTTTAACAAGATCTTTTTGTCATCCTCGTAGCTTTTAAGGCTAGGACCCCTATAAAACGTTGTCATGTAGTTCCGCTGTTTTCTACTCGAAACTATTTATAAAAAATTACCTTCTCCACAATGGGCCACGTTCATTTTTAAAATCACCTTCTATGACACCGATGGGTTTTCGACCCTCCGGGTTGGTTACATTGTCATATTGGTCAATCCAGTCTGTGTTGTTCTTATAACCGTCGTTGGTTTCATTTACGGAATCACCCCCGTCTTGTTTCATAACGCGTGGCCATGGTTCATGATCCGGCACCCTGTTTGTCCACGGGGCAATCTCGGTTAAAGACAGGCAAGATTTTTGTGCGAACGGGGGTTGAGTGTCCGCAAATGCAGGTGCATAGTTTTCGAAGTCCTGTACTACTTCGGCGTTCTTGGTCCATGTGTTGCTCATCACGGGCCACCAAATTCTGAAATAGCATTGCTATAAGCATTAAAGAAAATCACTTGTTCCTCCAAAGAGGTATAGTCCAGCCCATTTACGGTTGCAGGTGTCTCTTGTATTTTTGTATTTATTACAATTAGGGACCGTAGGTGGTCATTTGTTTCATTCTGTAGAATTGTAAGTCGTGGAACTACAGTAGATCCTACGTTCTCGTTAAACACATTTACGGCACTGTTAAAAGATGCGAGAGAGTCATTTAGTCCCCCAATTCCAGTTGTGTATGACGCAATATGTGTGCTATTATCTGTGATGTTTATATTCACCAAATTTTCTAACGAGTCTTTGATTTGGTTGATGTTATTCTTAATGTTGTCTATCGCGTTGTTGATGTTCATGTCAACCTGATTACTCGCTATATCCAAAACGTCGATAGAATTTTCAAAATTTAGTTTCTGGCGATCAAACCAAGATTTAAAGTTATCTTGTGTCCATCCCCCCAAATCTATATTTAAAAATAGTCCATCTGGTACCGGATTGAAATTTTCTATATTCGAGAAATTCCCTACGTCTATACAGAAGTTAAAGTTGAACTCCGGTAAGTCTAGAGATGGTATTCGTAAAGTAGGAACACTTGGAAATGTGGGCAACGCCGGTATGGTGATATCTAGAATATCCAATGGGTTGGAGACTCCGACAATTTCAGCCAATTTTTCCCCCACCGTGAATGCTAAATCGTTTACGGTTCCCTGTATGGAATTAAAATTGTCGTTTATTGTTTGTACTGATGTTGCTATAGCTGAATTGTCTATGGCCATCTGGATGTTGTCCAACGCGTCAAAGTTTATTTCCGTCGGTTTAAAAGAAACGTTCACGCCACCCGTAAGAGATATGCACCCACCACCGAGAAGATTGCCGTCGATGGTGGGTCTTTTTTCGCCATCTATCCCAAACCCGTCGTTGGTTTGCTGTGCGATTTCTTTTGCACTTTGGCTGACTATTTGGCCCACGGAGAAAAAATTCATGAAAGGGTTTCTCATTGTTATTTGGTTGGCCCCGTTGTTGGACATTAACTTCATGTTTTCTTCTAACGCTTCCAATGTCAAGTCTCCTTCGTATGTCTTTATCGACATATCCAACAAAGAACCTATGTCCATCTTTCCAGTAAAAGAAAATATCTTAGTGTCACTCACCGATTGCATAATGTTATCATTTCCGGAAAATATTGAGGTGTTTCCAGAAGCGTGGTGGTTGTAGTCTCCGTCTACCGACACACTGTAATTGCCTCCATTTAATATTGTATTGGCATCCCCGTCTACTTGGATAAACATGCCACCGCCCACTGTTTGACAAATATCTTTGGCGATTTCTTCGAGTTTGTTTTCGTATACTAGAGTTCGTAAGTTTTTTTCCACTAATATGTGTGTGTCGGCGGTTGAATGTAATCTGATCTCACCGTCTTCCGGTTTGTCCGAATCTAGTGAAGACTGCCCCTCTGTGTTACCGGCGTACATGTATATTCCTTTGTTGGCCTTTACTCTAAAAGTACCATCCGTAGAGAAATTAATATCTTCTTTCGCTCGCATACTTATTCTGCGTTCCGAGTATCCATCGATGTTCCCGTTAGAATCCATCTCTATCCAGCTTTTTCCTTCGTTGGTTGCAACATATATTCTTTCGTTGGTGTCATCTAAAATTATCTGATGTCCGGTAGAAGAACGCAGCCGTATCCTATTATTGTAAGGACGGTCGTCCATGGTGAAAGCATGGAATCCCGGTGTAGAAAAACCGAAAACCCTAGAGGCCAAGAATGAACCTAGAGCTTTATTGCCAGACCAGTCATAGCCATGTGCTCCTACGATAGGCTTAACCCATTCGTCGCCCTCGGACTCCCTAATTTCCGGATACTGCTGATCAATCATATCCTCCTCTTCGTGGCCAACATTTCCGGTCGCTTGATATTCGGATTGACGGGTTTTCCATTCTGCGGAATCTTTTTCACCCCTAAATGCCTTTTCTGCGTTAGTGTATTGGGGTTCTATAGAATTCTTGGTAGAAGTAAGGGGGCCGTCTACCGTGCCCCCTTCTTTCCAATCATAGCGTCCATGAAACAACGAGTGCATTTCTCTGTGGGGCTGCATACACCCCATCCAAACTCTTCTTCTTTCGTCACCGTCTATACAGGTCACCAGAACAAGAGATCCTTGTTCCGGAATTGCCCAGAAACCATATGCTATAGCACCTTGACTCTTTTCTGGACCCTTCCCGGTCCCCCTAGTAAACTCGCCGTTCGAAATTACCCCCCCATACGGAGATACATATGAAGCCCACGGGAGGTGGTGTATTTTTTTTGGATCGTCGTTCAGATTAGCACAAAAAACCCTCAAACGACCATTTTGTAATGGATCATCGGTATCTACCACAACACCAACAGTAATACCACTTGAGTTGTACTTGGTGTCGCCCACTTCCAATTCGGAATTCAAAATTTTTAGTAATTGTTGTTCGTCAAGCATAATTATATAATATCGTCCGATCTAGCAAGTGTTAACGTCTGGTGAAAATGACTACCCTCAATTATCGTAGTTATTTTCTGGATATGCATCCATTCCTGATGATAAAATACCTCTGGCTCTGGCCCGCCGACATCCTCGTAATTCGTGTCGAGATATATATTCAACTTGGCATACCAAGGGAGTATTTCGGGTAATTGGTAGTGTACTGCGTTTGGGTGAGAACTGGTTGTCGCCGCACTAGGTTTTCGAAGAGTGTCATTGTATAAATCAGGATTCCCGTGAATATTTATTATGAATGTTGATTCTTGTAACGACTGCATTCTGTATTGTTTTTTCATACATTCTGCCCATTCTTTGGGGTATTCTACACCCAAGGTTCGATCATTTCCAACCTTGGCTCTGAACCCACTGTATCCGGTCATGAAAAACTCCCGGTCTCTCTCGCGTTCGCCGGTAATGGGTTCCCTTTCACCCCCATATGCAGTTCTTCCTGAAACAGTATCTATTACGTCTTCTACAATGTCTATTTTATCCGTTCTACTAGCTACTCCGACCAGCGCCCTAACATCGTGGTTTTGATTTGAAGAATAAAAAAATGTTAAGGGTTCTTTGGCGCTCTCCCCCGGTCCAGTATTCTTTCCCGTCGAAAAATTTACAGGTACTTCAAACCTTTTTATGACAATATCGTACAGTAGTTCTGAGCCCTGTTTTCTCCATACGAAACAAATTTTATGACTATACCCCTGTGCGGAATCTATTCCTGTTTTTCTTGACATTTTCATTATCCTATCAATCAGGTCCAGCAAGGTCTCACCGCTCGTTGAAGGTATCACTCTTATACCCTTTTCGTTCGCATCAAGTTCCGGTTGTTCAAAAGGTAAATTTCTATTGTCTATCTCGTAATTGTTGTATTTTGGATCTAGATGTATGTTGAATTTAATCTTCAATTCTTTTTGTTGAACAGAAGGATTTCTTAGTTTAAAAGTGTAATTGTCTCTTATAACTGCTTGCCAATCCTGTAGTTGATTTTTGTGGATCTTCGTAGACTCGTTGAGGTCTACTTGTAATGCTTCGAATGCATCCTGTAGAGTTCGCATGGGCTTGCTTTTTTCTAGCCGATCTTTCCTAAATGGATTTTTTTCTGCGTCTTCTTCCCCACGAGGTTTTATAGAACCCCCACTGGGGTTGGGGGTTGGTGTCTCTTCATGGAGTTGTCCGTCTTTATGCGTCACCGTCATACTATATAATAAATTCAATTTTGAAGATAATCCTATGGTATTATGGCAAGCCATGAAATACATTTCATAATAGTTATGGGTGTCCATAAATTTATATTTGAAGTCGTTAACCACAAAAATTAAAGGTTCGCTTCTTGTAGTCCTTTCATCTCCTTCTGGATAGTGGAAATGTACGTCTAGTCGAAATGATAAATTCTCTATAGATATACCCAAAACATCAACTACTTCGTTCTTCAAAAAACCGAAAAAATCTCCTCCGGATACATCATGCAAAATGAATTTTCCTAGTGCGGAGGTGCTGCTTGTATCAGTGCTTGTCCAAGAATAATCATATTGGAGCCTTTTACCAACAAATCTTTTTGTTCCTGTTCCGAAAGAATCATTCAAAATCAATACTCCACCTCCCGGTAGAAGTTTGCCTTCCGGACCATCTGTTAGCTTGGGTGCGTTGCCATCGTTTTCTGCGCTGGCCGTATTAGACCACGCAGACAAAATGAATGTTGTAGAATAAGAAGAATACTTCTCTAAGGGATTTCTAGGTTCACTCATTTATAACCCTTTCCCGCTCTGGATTCTTGATCGCAATTTGAGAGAAAACCCTACTGGATGATGGTAAAACTATTGTTCTACCGGCCACAAATTCTTCTTCGATGTCCACAATGTTATTGTATAGAAGGACAAGCCAAGTGAGTTTTGTCGTTCCGTAAACCCCCGCTGCTACTAAATCGGGTCTACCTTCATGCTCCGGTCCCAGTCGGTATTTACGATCAGTAAAAATATCACGCTCTATTTCATTCCTCTCCCACCAGCCGAGTTTATTACCCTTGATTTCTGTAGTTCCGCCCGTTAGCATTCTAGACAACCTCTTCGCTAAAGAAGTTTTATTATCAAAAAGTCTGAATCGATTGTTTATGTTTTTACCAGCCATTTAATGTACCCTCTCTAAACGATTGAATGTTGAAATCTCGTAACTCTTGAATAGATCTAGCTTCTTTAAGAGTAATTGAAACGTTCCAGACGATAGGAACCGCGCCTTTTGGGGTTATGATATAATCGTTCTCTTCGTTCAAAGTTATGCTCAAATCGGTCATTCTAACTGCTACCTGTTTAAATTGATTGTTAAGACCATTGAGAAAAAGTCTAGAAGGGGTTTTTGTATTAAACTCACCGTCACCAGTTTTTTCTGGCATCCTCCAAGATCGAAGGGTATTGACATAGGCTAAGTTGGTTTCTGCTTCTGATACAGTTCTAGAAACAAACGTGGCGTCTATTGAAAAGGTTCTGCTGGGGCTTCCCGTGTAAATCAATAAACTGGCAGCTTGTCTCATGTCCCCAACTTCAAGGTAGTTTGCTGTACCGGATTCAGACACATTGGGTTGTACGAAGAATACAACAACCCCGGTGGGTTGCCCTGTTGCTGCCGGTATCGTTTGTGTTTGTGCGTCGGTACCAATCTCTTCTTGGACCCGGCCAGTCAAAAATATAGGTTGTGCTACCATGATTACTGTAAATCTGTTCCATCTATTTATATCCTATGGAAAGAGTCTATTTGTGGAAAAACAACTTTTTGTGTTGACCATAAATATCATCATTACAAACACACAATGTCAATGAAAGAAGAATTTATATCAAACCCACTTATGGAAAAACGTAAAAGATCTCTTCCCGGAGTAACTTTTAGGTTGCCGTCTAGGGGTGAAATCTATAAAAAGGGTGTTCTGGCCGACAACGTTGAAAACGGTGAAATGGTAGTTTACCCAATGAGACTTAGAGAAGAACTTAAAATGAAATCTTTTGATTCAATCTTCCAAGGGAGTGCGGTATCTGAAACCATTTCATATTGTGTACCAGAGGTTTTAACTCCTGAAGAGTTGTGTCCAACGGATATAGATTATCTCATAACAGCAATTAAAAAACAGAGTCATGGTAACGATTTTCTTTACAAAGATGTCTGTATGAAAATAGAAAAACTCGTGGACCGATCAAAATTAATCCAAGAGTCAGTCGAACAGGAATTTGAAGAATCCCAAAGAACTTCCAAATATGAAGAATCTCTGGATGATATCGGTGAACAGCTAAGAAATCTAGACAATCAAATTGGCAAAGAAAATACTAAAGTAGAAAATAAAGAACGTGAATTTGACCCGGTGCTGGATAACGAGAATAACACAGGAATTGTCAGCAAATTTTGTGAATTTAAAATTCCGCTGTCTCATTTTCTGGATTCCTCCACAGAAATTGACCCGGATCTTTATGAAGAAAAGAAAAGATTCGATTTTAAAGGTTTTGATATAGAACTCCAACAAATTAGCTTTAAAGCATTCAAAGAAATCAGTAATTTGAGATTACAAGATAACCCACATGCTATGGGTGAAGAAAAATACTTCGAATATGTGAACAAATTCTCCAACGTAAACCTAGCTAGAAGAATTCGTGTCGTTGACAACATCGAAAACCAAGACCAGATAGAAGAATGGGTTAACTCTTTTAGTCTGGAGGATAGAACCGAATTACTTGACAGAATAGCCGATGCGTTTAACTGGGGAATAGACTTCAATTATACAATAACCTGTTCGGCTTGTGGGAAAAGCAAAGATATTGACATGTCTTACCTAAACCCTTTGTATTTTTTTTTAACATCCTAGCGAGTAACGATAGGAGTGCGCTGAAGCGATATTCACAATCCTTGAATGTAGGTATGCAAAATTTAATTAAAAGTGCTATTCACTTAGCCTATTTCATGAGAGGTGGTGTTCAATACGAGGACATCCTAGATAGGACCTTCTACGAACGAAAGATGATGATGGAATATATCAACGAAAGACTACAGTATGAAACAAAAAAACTTAAAGACACCAAGGGCAAACTCCCTCCGATATATTAATGAACATAGTAGCTATTGATCCATCAACCACTTGTACCGGGATATGTATAAACGGAAACCGAATGGTTGCCGTTGCCCAAGAAAGTTTAGTATGTTCTAAAAAAGGTGACTTCGTGAAATGGTTTGATCTCGCATCCAATATTTGTGAAATTAAAACATACGAAAATTACAAAGAGAAAGAAACTTTTACCGGTGTAGAAGTGGAAAAATTGCGATACTATCAAACAATAGCAAATATTGTAATCAAAACAGTTGAAGAAAAATATAAGCCACATGATACAAAAATTTGTATCGAAGGGTTTAGTTATAACTCCAAAGCTGGAAATCTTATAGATCTTGTAACTTTTTCGACTCTAATACGAAGTCGCTTTCTCAACAACGGTTATGGGCTTATTGTCGTTCCACCCATGTCCCTCAAACAAGGTGCTGCTAAATTGGTATACCCGCGCGTTGACATAAAAAATAAAGACAGAGACCCAAAACTGACTCCATTGAAACCTAAATTTATGTACCTAAACCCCGAGGGTGTTCCGGGGGGGAAATTCAAAAAACATGAAATGCTTCGTGCAATCGTAGATTCTCATTTTAAAGACGACTGGAAGAAATTTATTGACGCCAATTATTCAGATATCAGTTCTATGAAGTCAATACCTGCACCTATCGCAGATTTGAATGACGCCTATTTACTATACCATTACATCAAAGATGATAAATAATTGTAAATTGAAACATCTATACATATGAAAATTTTACAAGTACTTGAGGCCACTACCTACATGACGGATATTTCGTCAAATGATTTCGGTCAAATGAGCCAATTTTTCTCTTTTCTTGAAAAAGAAAAAAAGGGGTACAATCTCTCTCTGGATGATGTAATGCGTTTTGTGCTAACAATCAAAAGCAAAAAGAGCGCTCTGCGAAACGTAGCAGGTTCAGGAGAAGAAATATCAAGGTCCCTTGCTTCGTCAACTGTCGGAAGAGAAGCCAATCTTGCAAGAGGGTTCAGTGATACCAAAGATGTAAATCTAGGTGAAACCAGTATTGATAATATGCATGCAGTAGGAAAAGCATTAGAGGCCGCAGGATATGCAGAACTAAACGATGATCCACGCAAATCAACAATAGACCGAGACGCAACCGCGAGATTATTGAAATTCATCAACACTATTAAAGCTAGTGGTTTCAATACACCACGACAGGTAGCTCAAAATTTCGAGAAGGCCGTTGGTTCATATCGCCGTGGTGTAGAGGGCTTCAAACAAGATATCGGTAGAGGGAACAGTGATCTTGATATTGCTAAAGATCGAGTAAGTAATATAACACCAAACATGTTAATGTTTCTGGCCGCAGTAGTAAAGAAAAAAGGTAGAAGTGAAGCGTGGGACAACTACCTAAACCCTGATAACTATGATGAACCACCGTTGCCGGGTTATACTCCGGGGTCATACAATCCCCGTGAAGCCGCTAAAGAACTAATAGCTATGGGACTTACAACCAAAACACCCAAAAAAGGACTGATAACTCTAAACAAGGATGCAATTAAAAAATCGGTTTCAGCCCTCCGCAACGAGTTAGAAGAATTAAAAACAGGTAGCATCGAACAACCCGGTAACGTTAACACAAAAAGTCTAAAAGCCGTTGAACAAAATGCTAAAGCGTTAATCGACAAGATTGACTCAATGGTTCCTAATGACATCAAACGACTGGCAGAAAGTAAACTAGCAGCGGCACTTAGAAAAGCCAGTGAAGATACCGGTGACGATTCTTTTATTCAAGCCTATAACTTGTATACTAACAAACTAGCCCAATCAAGCGAAAGTGAAGCCGTGGGTGATGCTTCCGAAAGAATCAAAAAAACCCACTTAGGTAGTGTTATCGCTTTCCTGAGAGCCAGAATCATCGGTCGCATGCTTTACCATTACGCATCGATGGTAATAGGCGATGGAAAAAAGTGGAAAGCACCAAACAAAGACTATGGATTTACTGGTCCAAAAGAACTATCTATGGTAAGAAGCGCGCTCAAAAGTGGCGATGCATTAAAAACGTCACGTCTTTACTGAAAAAAGCTTGACTTCACCTTCCCCAAGCATATATAAATAACCCTGTTCCCAACTTTGCAGTAAAGGAACACTTACAATTTGCATATCCCGAACAGGCTGCACAAATGTCGGACAGGGTGGATAGTAGACGATGAGGTTGCTATCCCATAGAAAAGCCCTAAAGGTCTGAATGAGGGGATTATACGTTGGTAACGCTTTCGGGACAGGCTGGACGTATAAATCCTAGACTCATGAAAACAAGTTCATTGTTCATCGCAGTGAAAGGTCTTGGATCAATATTGATCGCGAATGACTGGAGATCGTCTTTGTACTGCAAATACAATGATCTTGTTATGGTAGTAGCAAGATAGATTCACCTACCTAGGTTGGAACGGGAAATTTCCTAAACAAATTTATTATACAATTTTGTTAAAAAATGGGGGAGAGTATTTTAAAACCCTTCAAAAAATATTCAAAAACACTGTAACCTACAAAATAGAAATAAAACAGAAACAAAATAAAGAATGTAAATGCGAACGGAGCGAAGCGTAGTGAGTATTTACATTCTTGTAAAAAAAAAACGAAATAACAAATTAATGGGGACCCCTTCGGGTCCCTCGGAGTCCGCTGTCGCGAACATCCGACTTGCTCTGCGCTCTTTAATAAGGTACAATATACAGGTACACCCAAATAGGTACAGACAAATGAACTACAAACAAATAGGTTGAATATGAAACACGAAGAGATACTTGAAAATAACGAAAAGAAAATTCTAGAGACACTAGGAAACAGAAGTGTGTTCGACGCTTGGAAGAAAGCTCTAAATTACACGCCCAGAGATTCTCAAGAGAAGGTAATGGAGTGGATTGATACGTTGCCACCTGAAATCAAGTACATTTTAGTAGAAGCCCCCGTAGGCTGTCATGCAATAGATACACCAATAATAGGCTATGACGGACACATCAAACTGGTTCAAGAAATAAAGGTTGGGGATCAACTAATGGGACCTGATGGAAAAAAGCGTACCGTTTTGGAACTGCATCGAGGTACTCAACAGATGTATAAGATAACACCGGTAAAAGGTGACCCATTTGTCGTCAACCAAGACCACATACTATCGTTGAAAACCACTCCGCTGGGAGGTAGGTACAATGTGTCAGGGAGCGAAATAGTAAACATTTCTGTTCGTGATTATCTGAATAAATCGAATCACTTTAAAAGAAATCACAAACTGTATCGACCGGATTTCATTGAATTTACGGATTCTCAGTCTTTTCAGTCTTGCAACGAAAAACAGCAAGAGATAAACCCATATTTCATGGGAGTACTGTTGGGGGATGGATGTATGAAAAAATGTGCTTCAGTTACCACTATCGATTATCAAATTGCACAGACCGTATATGAACAAGCGGAAGTATTTGGACTTGAGGTTAGGGAACAAGTCAAAGAATCTACACATGCAATACAGTATTACTTGTCTAGTGGAAGGTCTCAGCTATATGAAGACCGAAACCGCTTGATCGATATTCTGAAGAGAAACGGCTTGTATGGAAAAACT